AGTCCATGGACGCCGGAACCTTCGAGAGGTTCTGCGACATTTGCGTGAACAGTTGGGCAATGGTCATGGCGAGCAGCAGGAGCATGGCAGGGGTTACTTGGCCGCAGGAGGCGGCGTGACTTTCTTGGGGGCCGGAGCATTCCGGGCGGCTTTGGCAGCCCGCTTTTCAGACTGGGCCTTCATCACCGTGTTGCGGATGTTCGCCGGATCGACGGCAGGCGACGAGGGCTGCGCCTCCGGCTCTTGCGGAGCCGGGGCGCTTTCCTCAACCAACTTTGGACTCGCCCCCGAGTCCGCCGTCAGAGATTCGCTTGGCTCGTTGGCAGCCGGGGCTTTGTCAACGAGCACGCCAGGACACGCCGCCCGTGCGGCATCTTCGGTGGCAAAAGGAATGACCAGGGACACATCCGACTCCCAGGCTAGTGACTCGCCCATGTAGCGGGCCTCGTCGCCTTCGTAGTTCACCAGCACAAAGCCGTCGCCGGAAGGCTCCAGCGTGACCTTGGGCAGCTCGATGACCGGCGCAGGCTTGGCTTTGGGCGCGGGTTTCGCCGGCGGTGCCTCGACCGGGGCGGATTCCGCCACCTCGACTTCGACGAGCTTGGCGATGGGTTGCACGCCGTAAAGCGACGTAGCCCCCGCACCCATGACCTTGGGCGCGGCTTTGTTGAATTCCTCGACCGACAAAGCCCGGCCTTCGTAGGCCAGCAGGTTGTCGTGCTCCGGGCAGCGCCGGAATTCCTTCACCCGCGACACGCTGCGTGACACGACGGGGATGTAAATGAGGCCAAGAACTTGTTTCATAAAAAAGAGGGGGGCAGGGGAGGGGAGGCAGAGGAAAGGTAGAAACCGGGGGCCATCACTGGCCCCCGGCTCCACCGAGGGGTTAGGCATCAATGATGCCGGGGTAGTGAATGGCATGCTTGATGACCGCGATGCCGGGTTTGTTCCCGACACGGTCCTCACGCAAACACTGGCCGAAGACGCTCTCGATGTAGCGCTCCTGGATGAAGCCGCCTTCCTTCGAGTCTTCGACGCGGTTGTTGCGCACCGAGCCGTAGCCACGGTAGGCAGCCTGGCGGTAGAGCACCAGGGTGGCACCGAGAGGCACGCCGGAGGCGTTGCACAGGGTGACGAGGGAGCCGACACCATGCGTGACGGTGTGCTTGTTGGCATCCCATGTCACCGCTCCCACCGTGGTGTAGCGCTGACCGGAGGAAGAAGCACCCAGCCGGGCACTGGTGGTCAGGATGTTGCCATCGTTGGTGGTGATCTCATAAATGCACCACTTGCCGGGGTCCGTGGCAGCATTCGGAGGATTGGTGATGCGGACGTAGAACACGTTCGCCGTGGCACCATCCGCACCGAGCGCCGTGAGGTCCCAGCAGATCTCGGACGTGGCGGAAAGGGTGTCAGCCGTGCGGCTGCCCTGCGCGGCACGCCAGGAATAGGCGAATTTGGGGAAATATTTGAAGTATTTCTTCTTCGTCTTCGCCGCCGAGGTGGCGTTGCCGCCGCCCTTGATTTCCAGGGCAGTGGTGGCGCCGGTGATGGCGACGCCGAGCAGCGCCTGCGGGTTGAGGGGAGAACCCACCGCGCCTTCGATGTCACCACGCTTCGGCACATACTCCTTGATGAGATGGCCGTCCACATTGGCGACGCCGCCGGAGAACAGGTAGTTGTCACCTCCACGGGTGAACCCGTTCTGGAGGTTGAGCCGGTAAACCGGGTCCAGCTTGAGGCCGTAGGTGGCGTTGTCTGTGGCCAGGATTGTCGCGCCCCAGATCGGATTGCCCGCGCTGTCGCGGCCGATGCGGGCTGGAGTGCCGCCGAGAGGCTTGAGGATTGCGCCACCTTTGACGATCTCGTCGTAGGTCAGGCAGTCGCCCATGGTGATGCCGTCCTGGCTGCCAGCCGTGTAGAAGTGATTGGCGGCGTTGGTCTTGTGCAGCATGGTCATCTGCATGCTGTGAGACTTCGCCTTGCCGAGCCAGCGGCCCAGGAGTTTGGGAATGTGGCGCTTGAGTTCGCCACCGATGCCCATGATCTCCATGCCTCGTTTCTTCCAGCGGGTGCCGTGACGCAGCCAATCGACGGTCAGCTCGAAGTCTCCGAGGAGCATTTCCTCGTAGTCGTCGCTGTCCTCGAAGGTTTCGTCACCCTGCTTGCCCTCATCCCCGAACTCGGAGGTGACTTGGAAGCGGATGGTGGTGCCGGCGTCCGCGCCGGTTTCGGTTTTCGTTTCGATGATGGCGTCGCCGCCACCTTCCATCGCCATGAAGGGATCTTCTTCTCCTTCATAAATGCTGATGGCTTTGGACCAAAGAAAGCGCGGGTCCGACTGCGCGGCGAGTGAGGCTCCGTCATTGGGGCCGTCGAGTGAGTATGCCATAATCGTGGTGTTTGGGGTATGGCGGCCCCTGTCAGCCTCGGCCCCTACGCGGCCATCCGCTCAATCAGCGCTTCGAGCTGATGAGACGTGGTGATCGCGTCGAGATTGAGTCCTCCAGGAACTGCCGGTTTGTTGCCACTTTGTTGGGTGGCGAGCAGGGCTGCTCCGACGGGGACGTGACGTGAAACGGGGGGAGGCGTGGACTTGACAGAAGATGGTGGGGAGGCAACCGCCGGGGCCGGGGCCGCAGACGGCTGGATGCCGAGTTCGGCGGCAGCTTGGGTGAAATACAACAGCACGCTGTTCGGGCTGTTATAGATCGCCTGCATGGCTGGGTCCTGGCTGTCGCGGTAGCTGGCCTGGATCTCGGCGGCTCTCTGGTGCAGGGGGCTGGCCGGGTCGGCGGCCTTGGCATGGGCAAACATCCCATGCACCTGCGCCTCGGTGGCCTGCCATTGCTGCATGAAAGCCTCCTGCGCGGCGGCCTGCTGCGTCACCGCTGCGGCCTCGTCGCGTTGTGCTTCCACCGTGGCCTGGGCGATCTCCCGGTTGAGCCGGTTGATTTCCCGCAGGGCCTTGCCTTGGGCATTGGCATCAAACAACCCCGACGCCTCTTCAAAGGCGGTCGTGGCGGCTTCCAAAGCCTGGTTCAGCTCCGCCAGACGCCCCGTTGCCGGGGCCTCCGTGGGTGTCGCCGCCGGTTCAGCGGCCCCAGGTTCAGCCGTGGCACCTGCGGCCGGAGCCGCTGTGTCACCGCCCAGACCCAAAAACTGCTTCGCCAGGGCTTCCGCCTCGCCAAAGGTCATCTTACCTCCGCTTTGCCGCGATTCCTTGAAGAACCGGGCCGTGTGGAAGGAAAGCTCGTCATCGGTCGGCACCTTGAGCCTCGCCGGCAGTTTTCCCGGAGCCAGAATCCCTTCTTCGTGCTCCGTGCCTTCGCCGGGCTTGACCTCGGGCGGTGGGGGAGCAGGGGCCGCCGCAGGCGCGGCAGCAGCAGGAGTGGCCGCCGGAGCCGCCGCAGACCCTTTGTCCAGGTCGTCGGACTCGATCACCGCGCCGTCATCAGGCAGGCTCTCGATGTAGCGCTCGTAGGCATTGGCATCCATCTTCTCGAAGTCCACGCCCCCTCCCGCTCCAGCCTGCGTCTCCAAAGTAGCAGCCGGTTGATTTGCGTTGGGGTTGGGGGTGGTGTTGTCACCCGCCGGAGAGACGGGTGCGGACGTGGGTGCTCCTGCGACAGGCTGGACCGTGTCGGCTGGGGGCGGGGCTGTGTGGGTTGAAACCGCAAACATGCCGCAGATGGGAGGCATCCTTGCCTCAAACTGTCAATCGGGATTTGTTGCGACGTTCACCGGACGTGGTAGGTTCCGGAATGGAAACGCCCCCTTCCTCCACCAAAACACGGACATTCCACAACTTGGAAGAAACCGCACGGCTCATCCTGTTCGCCGGCAGTGATTATTACCCAAAGAGAGGATTGAAAGACATGTGTGGTGTTTTTCCCAGTCCCGAAGCCGCCGAAAAGCATCTGCAATCCCTGGAAGTGGATTGGTGGCAGTTGGTTGATGCCGCCACGCTTAAAATCATAGGAGAAGGGGACAAAAGTGACCTACCAGCAGGCCAGCGCCACCCTCCTTACCATTGGACGCTCAAAAAACACGAGTTTGCTGCACCAAACGACAAGCACCAGGAGGCTTCACTCCAACCTAAAAGCGGCAGTTTGCAGTGGTTCGATAACGACACCTTGATCTTGATCGACGAGGATGAACTCACCGCCGAATTGCAGGCCATCGAAGACGAGGAGCAATCCATCACCTCATCCCGCGCTGCCCCCGCTTTGCCGCCAGCTCCCGCTGCCGCTGCTTCTCACGATACGCCGGCTCCGCGCTCCGCGTGACCTCCGCACGGTAAAGCGTCGCCCCGTCCAGCGTCGCCAGGCCGATGCACAGCGCCAGCACCCAGTCGTCATGCTTGCCAGGGGCCGCCTCTTCACGGCCCGATTCAGTGCGGATGAAGTATTCAAGCTCGGCCAGGATGAACTCCGCCGGGCAGTCGATGCCGCTGCCCTGCACGTCCCACTCGCGAATCGCCGCCGCCAGCCGCTCGATACACCAGCCGCGCATGCCCTCGCCATCCGTGCCCCGTGTGAGGAAGCCATACTTCTTCGTCGGCTTCTGGTCCTCCTTCTCCGTCGCGGCACGCTCCCGCTCGTAAAGATGCGCTCCCCGGTCCCGCAAGGCGCGGATGAAACCCTTGTCGTAGTTCACCTCCGGCACGATCAAGCACCCGCCATAGTAGCGACTCAGCCTCCAGGCCATGTCAGCCAGCACAAGCTGGTCCACCCGGCAGTTGGGCTTGATCGTCGCCACCACTTTCGGAGGCATCCACACGCCCCGCTGGGCGGACATGAACCCTTGCCGGATGACGAGCACTGTCTGGCAGTCCCGGTCACCACCCTCGGTGATTTCCTCGCCCGCCGCCAAATCCGCCGCCAGCAAATAGCGATAACCCACCTTCGGCGGCTCCCAGATGTAGTAGCTGGCATCGCTGTCCTCGCGCACAATGCGCGGCACATAGCTCTTCCGGTCCCCGCTGGGATTCTCCAGAATGACCCGCCGCATGGCATCCCGCTGCCTCTCCGCCAGCTCCCGCAGTTTCCGCAGACCGATGCGGTTGAACCGTCCTGGCAGTGTGCTCTTGAATCCAGCCTCCGGCGTCGGCGGATACTCCCGGTCCCGGTTGTCAGGATCGCGCTGGCACTCGTTGATGAGCACGTCGCGCCAGTACTTGATCTGCTCCGGCCCCAGCCGAAAACGCCGGATCATCTCCTGCTCCGCGCTCTTTTCCTCCTCGGAAATGGCCCCGATTCCCGCCATGATGTCCGCCGCCTCCTGCTCATCACGGCACGCGATGCGTGAGTCCTCAAACACAAACCACGGGGCGAAGACCTTGATCCAGCCGTTGCCACGCTTGCCGCGTTTGAAGTCCTCGAAACTCACCGCACCGGGCACGTTTTTGTCCTTGTCCCCGCACCACTTGAGGAAAAACTCACCGAAGCCTCCTTTGACGGTGGTTTCCATGATGACCAGCGTGCCGGGCAGTTTGGGCACGCAGTTCTGCACGCCGTTAAGGACTTTTGAGGCATTCGCCACGCCCTGCTCGGCCCAGCGTGCTACCTCCGTGAGCACGGCCACCTGATAGGTGCCCGACCGCCCGGCCTCAGGATCTCGCGCCGTCTCCCACTGCCACTCCGACCCGTTGGAGAACGAGGCGCTGTCCGTGTTCAGCTTGTCGATGGTGTTCCCCCACTCAAAACTGTCCCGAGACGCGTAGTGGCTGAAAATACCCCACAGGTTCTCCACCTGCGAATACTGGCCGCCCATGAGCAGGCAGTTCGACCGCTGCCTCCGGCTCCACCAGTAGGCCAGCGCCATCGTGCCCGTGCTACAGCCCTTCTGACGAGGCTTGTAAACGAGGAGCCGGCACGGCTCGTTGTTCTCCAAACACCACTGGGCAATCTCAAACAGCCGCTTTTGCAGCCAGTTCGCATGCAGCGCCGCGCCTTCCTGGCTGCGCGATCCACGCTCCACGCCGGCCTTGTCGATGATGTGCCCCTCCGTTTCAAACCACGCCCCCGGACGGCTGCGCACCACGAGCTGGTCGAGATCCTCGTGCGTCTCCCCCCTCATGCCACGCAGCTCCGCCGCATGCACCGCCTGCATGGTGCCCGTGCTCGTCAGGTTGTCGTGGCAGATTTGCTTGTATGCCATGGCCTCAGCCTCCCGCCGGTGGTTTGGTTCCGCTGCCCGCCATCGCCGCCGCCTGGGCCTCGCAGTCACGGATCATCTCCAGCATGGCCTGCCGGTATTCCGGCGAGATGAGCAGCTTCTGCCGCAGTTCCTGGATGCCAAGCACCGGGCGCGTGTCCTTCTTCTTCTCGCGCTCCCGAGGACGCCCCTGGTGCCACTCAGTCAGCGCCTTGAGCGTCTGGAATTGCGTCGCGAAGGCCGGCTTCGACCCCGTGCAGTTCCCGTCCTTGTCAAAGACATCCTCCTCCGCCATGAGCAGCCGCTCAAAATGCTGCGTCAACCTCGCCACCGGAAACACATGCGCCATCGCCTGGTCAAAGTCCGCGCCCTCCGGCACCGAGGTGTAGGCCATCCGGTTCGCCGGCGGCTTCGGCTCCCCGTGTCCGGCTTCCGCAGCCTCCCCGGCGGGTTCATCGGTCACACACACACGCGCACGCGCACGCGTGATTTTGGCCGGTTTCGCAGGCAAAACACCCGCCATATCCTGCCCGCGCCCCAGTTTTTTCATGGCAGCCAGCGCCTCGCCACGGTCCCCCTTCACAGGCGCACAGCGGCGGGAGGGGAAATGCACCAGCCAGAACGACCACTCCGCCAGCTCCATCTCCGGGGGAGGCACCGCCACCTCCGGCAGCCTGCTCTTGCGCAGGTCGTAGAGCCTCACCTCGCCCTCGCCCAATGCCGACGGCACCGCCACCGTGCTCACAGGCACAGGCTCGGTGCGGTTGCTCTGAGGGGGCTGCTGGCTCTTCTTTTTCGCCACAATCCCGCCTCATAGGCATCACTCCCCGCCGTTGTCCACCCCCGAACATGCGCTGGACCGACCCGCTCCGCGGTCGGTCAGCTATTTGTTCTCCAAAGGCTTCCGTCCTCGACGCGTTGGGGGCCGAGGCTCGCCACGTTCGCGGGCTTCGAGGAACTCGAAGGCTTCTTTTAACCGCTCCTCACGCGTGGCGGGCGTGTAGGCCATCGTGGTCGATTTCTTCACACCGCCTTCCGACCAATTCACACGGAAGGCCATTCGCTTCGGTGCGGAGTCAGAGACTCCGAGAAACCCCGTGTTACTGGGCCTGTGACCGGCGGCAGTGTTGCAGGCTTTGATAGCCCACTTGTCCACCGGCAACGCCGCCGCATCGGCGGCGCGTTGCCACGCTTTCAAACAGCCAGGCGGCGGACTTATCACCAGCTTACTCATCTCCATCCTCCTTCGGCAGGATGGAGAGTTTGTAGTCATACACCGCATCGAAGGCGGCTTTGCGTTCAGCGAAGGTTCCGACGGGTGGCGTTTTGTTGCTCATAACGACTTACATAATACATATTTAAGTCATTAAGTCAATGGCGATTTGCACACCCACCTTGAACATGCGGCACTGCTAGATCGCCTGCTTGGCGAGTGGCTTGATGGTCAGAATGGTGTTGAAAAGTGAAATGATGAGTGTAGTTTCAAATCGAAACTCAGTGTGGACACGCTGGGAATTGAACCCAGACTTCCGGGGTGCCTAGCCATGGTGGTCTGCCTTTAACCTACGTGCCCATGTTTGAGTTTTGGTGAGGGTTCCCTCCCTGAGACCTCCGCGATTTCCTTTCTTCCTGTCCTGGTTGGTAGTAGTCGCGGGGGTCTCTGCTTTTACGTGGCTCACACGGCGGGAAGGAACTGCCCGGAGCGGCGGGGAGTCATGCGACATTTTCGCTGCTATCAGGCCAAAATCCAAGACTGGAATTTCTATACGCAAACGGCACCGTCACCCGTTTTTGATTCGTTGTTCTTTTTGGTCTGAGGTCAGGCTCTCCCATTCGGAGAAACTGTGATTGTGATCGTCGAGTTGACGCTGCCTCTCGTCGAGGCAAGGCTTGCAATAGCCCTCGAAAAGCTCGAAGCAATCGGAGCCACACACCGGGCACTCAAAGTCATTGTCGATTGGAGTGTCACCATTCATCTGCGGCCTTTATCGTCCCACCCTACCCCATTTCCCCCAACATCGCAACAAAACCCGCTTGCCAATTCGTCATTCTGCCACCCACCGTGACCGGCATGGATTCTGCTCTGCCACAGGCCCAGGCCCTTGCCTCCAAGCTCCCGCCGCTCCTGGAGACCGCCCCCGACCAGCCTCGCGTGCTCATCCCCTCAGCGCTGTCCAGGTCCATGACCCGCGCCCAGGAGGACGCCCTCCTGCTCCACGCCAAGACCCGCGCCGCGGAGCTGGGCGAAGAACTGGGCCTGCGCGACTTCGACTCGCCCAACTGGCACGCCTCCGCCTTCGAGGAGGACGGCACTTTCCGCCGCCGACACCTCGACACCCGCCACATGGCCCTCATGTCCTATGAAATGCGCTTCGAATGGCGGCCAGCCGTCCTCGGCGGCATCTTCGCGGATTCCAATCTCCACATTCCTCTCACCCGGCGCATCCTGCAGCAGGTCATCGCCCGAATGATCAACTACTACCTCGGCAGCGACCCCTACTTCGCCGCCTACGATGTCGGCATCGAGGACCAGGAACTCGCCGACCGCCTCGACAAATGGCTCCGCCACGTCCTCGACAGCGAAAACGACACCAAAAGCGCGCTCGCTTCCATCATCGAGCGCGTCTTGATCTGCGGCGAGTGCCCCGTCTCGCTCTTCTACCAGAAGCGCGTCAGCTACTACCAGGCAGAAAAAGCCATCCTCATCGGCCCGGATGGCAAACCCATCACCGGAGCCGATGGCGACGTCATCATCCAGGGCGAGGACCAGTTCATCGAGGCCCAGGCCCCGGTCATCGACCCCGCCACCCAGCAGCCCGCCGCCGATCCCCAGACCGGTCAGCCGCTCATGCAGCCCACCGGTCAGCTCGTGCTCAAACGCGACGGCACCACCCCTCACCCCGGCACCGAGAACTACCAGACGCAGATCATCTGGCGCAGGACGATTGTGGAAGAAGGCCCCCAGGCCGAGATCCTTCTCCCCTCGGACTTCCTCTACCCGCTCAACTGCAAAAACCTCGACCTCGCGGACGCCACCGTCCACCACTACGACGAGCCTCTCATCACCCTCGTCCACCGTTTACTCACCCTCGACGACGTGGCCCCCGATCAGGTCATGGAGTATGTCGCCAATCTCACTCACCGCCTGCTAGCCGTGTCCACCCCGGAGGCCCGCGCCGCCGCCAACAAAGGCCGCGCAGATCTCAATGAGCCCCTCGATGGCATCGGCCAGGACAAACGAGAGCCCCAGGTGAACTGGTCCCGCTTCTGCCTCTGGTATGATGCGCTCAACACCGGCAACCAGGGTAACATCCTCCTCATCATGACGAGGGACGGCACCACCCCGCTGTTCTACGACTACATCGAAAACATCACCCCGGACAAACGCCGCCCCTACCGCCTGCCCTCCGTCAACAAGATCCCCGGCCGCGCCCACGGCCAGGGCCTCGCCGAGCTGTTTGAGCCCCTCCAGACCGCCATCGACCTGCTCTTCAACCGCTGGCAGTTCTCCATGTCCCGCAGCGGCAAGATCATCGCCTGGCAGCCGGAAAACACCACCGAAGGCGAGGCCAACCCGGATCTCGAACTCAACGGCGGGGAGACACTCCACCTCAAGCCTGGCAAGACCCTCTCCGAGACGGTCCAGCAGGTGGACATCTACGACACCAAAGGCCAGCCCCTGCGTGAGATGATCGAGTTCCTCATGCAGATCGCCATGAACATGAGCGGCGTCAGCAACGTCAACGACGGCCAGGCCCTCGGGCTCGACACCACCAAGCTCGCCACCGGCGTCCGCAACCTGGAAAAGAGCGGACAGGAACTCACGGACAAAATGGTGTCCGACCTCCGCAGCGGCATCCGCGACGTGTTGAAGTCACTGATGCTCCTCGCCGCCGCCAACCTGCAAACCGAAAAAACCTTCCGCTTCTTCGACGGCAACCTCGGCTCCCTCGCCCAGATCACCCCGGACGAGGTGAAGAACCTCACACTCGACGTCGATCTCCAGCTCACCAAGTATCGTGGCGAACAGGAACTCCAGCAAAACTCCCAGGCCGCCTCCGCCGCCACCTCGTTCTACGCCCAGCCCAACGTCGAGGTGCAGGCCCGCCTGGCCCCGCTCTTCCGCCAGATCCTCAAGGCCAACGGGGTCAAAAATGCCGACGCCATCATCGCTCCCCTCATGGCTCTCCTGCCGCCAACGGGCTCTCCCACCCCCGGAGCCAGCCCCGCCCCCGCCGAACCGCCCCAGCCCGCGCTCTAATTTCCCTCAACCTAAACACCATGAAAACACTGCTCACATTCCTCCGCTCTGGGCTCCGCGAATGCTTTCGCTACGAGAACCGCATCCAACTCCCCATTCCATTGCCGTTGCTCAAAAAACCGCATCGTAACGCGCCAAGGTTTGGCTTCTTCGTCATCTTCCACCGCGCCGCAAAAGGAGGGTTCACACAGGCCGACAACTGCCGCATCACCAGCATAAACACCTACCACGCTTACAATTGCTTCGTCTGACGCCCAAGCCCGCCATATGAAAGTCGTTGTCCTCATCAGACCACAATCCTCGCTCGACCGCATGCTGACGCTCGCCCAACGGCGCTGGCCGGACCGGGTCATTGAAATTCGTCATTCCTCATTCTGATTTCGTCATTCCCCCATGCCCACTCCCGCCGAGATCAAAGCCACCGCCGAGCGCTCCAGTGCCGAGCGCACGCTCGCGCACATCGCCTCGCTGGAGCGCTGCCACGGCTTCACGCAATGGCTGGCCCCGAAGCTGTTCAAGGCCTACGATGCCGCTGGAGAGGCCATTCTCGCCGCCCATGCCAAGGGCGAGGCTCCCGCCCCCAAAGACCTCGCCACCTACCACGGCCTCCACGAGATCGTCGCCGCCTGTCGGCAAGAGAAAGCCACCGCAGCCCACAAACTGAAACAGCACATTTGACCATGAGAACCACCTCCCGCCTGGTCGCCGAAGACGCCGCCCGCATCGCCGCCAAACCCTCCCGCACGCAGGCAGGCCTCCCCACGGTCAGCCCGCCTCCCACCCGGCAGGGAAACATCCTTGCCTCCCGTGCCGACGGCACCTTCGAAGCCAAACGCGCCGCCTACAACCAGGCAGGCCAGGCCACCGGCCACAGCATGGACGAGGCGGGCAACATCATCGCCCCGCCGCCCGCCGCCACCACCGCCAAACCCGGCGGACAGCTCATCCCCGGCCACAGCCCAGGCTCCTATATTTGGCAGTCCGATACTCCCGCCAGTCAACCAGGACAACCACCGTCAACCACCGTCAACGGCACCCCAGGATGGACTCCCGTGCCCGGCGGCGAGGTGAACAACAAAGGACAGGTCCGGGCCACGGCTCCGGCCTCCAGTTTTCAGCAAACAGACGTCCCCAGCCCGCCCTCCGTTCTCCCGCCCACCCTCAAACGCCCCGCCGCGCCGCGCCCCGGCGGCCTCATCAACGGACGCCCCGCCACCGAGGAAATCGCCGCCACCAAGGCCGCCCAGACCCAAATCCCGCGCCAGACCGCCCGCAATGGCGTGGCCCCGCCCGCCGTCCAGCTCCCCACCGTCGCCAGCGCCATCACGCCCCCCGTGACGAATAACGTCACGCGTAACGTCACGTCACGCGTGACGCCGCCCGTGACGCCACCGTCACCGTCACAGGGGCCAGCCGCCAAAGCCCTCTCCGATTTCAACGCAGCCAACCCCAACGTCATGACGGTGGCCCAGACCGACGCGCTCGCAGCCGAAAGACGCGGACAAATCGCGGACGCCCAAAACACCCTTAAAACCCAGCGTGAAGCGCCGCATCGCCAGTTGCAAAAGGACATGATGAAGCCCTATGCGCCCGTCAAACAACTCAACAATGGCATCGCCAGTATCGACGCAACGGGCCCAGGAGCACAAATAACCACACCGGCCCAAGACCTCGCCGAAGCCATCCGCCCCGGCGTCAATGCCCAGCGTGCCAAGCAAGGAGTCCTCCCACCTACCCCCGCCCCTGCTTCTCCCTCTCCACCGCAAACCATCGCCAACAACAGCCAACCGCCGCAAACTCCCCCAACTCCAGGCTACTTTGCCCAAAAAGCCGCCAATAACCCTGACGGCATCATCTCCAAAGGCATCGAAGCCGCAGGCATGCTCCAAAACAGCATCAAGACCGGCGGACAAAACATCACAAACGCCGCCCAAGTCGTCGCCCCCATTGCCGCCTCCCCGCTGCTCCGCGCCAAGCAGGCCGGACAAAACGCCATCAAAACCATCACCGGAGTCATGCAGCAGCAGGCGGCACGCAATCCTTTGGGAGTTTTTGGAAGACTCACCACCAACCAGCCCACAAAAACTAAAATCGCTCCGCCTTCCAAATTCGCCGGCAAAAACCTACTCCCATGACCCCGCCGCCCGAATTTGGAGACATCGAACGCGCCGAATGGGAAGCCCTCGGCACCCTGCCTCCCGTCACCTTTCCCCTCTCCTTTTGCCCCTTGCCCCTCCCCCCCGCATGAACCCACCGCCCGCCTATGCCTGGCTGTCCACCCTCGGCCAGCTCCCCCGCACCCTCCAGGAGGCCATGCGCCTCTACGGCGTCCAGGAGATCGTGGGGAAGGGGAGCAATAAGACCATCCTCGACTGGCGCGACGAGCTGAACCTCGCCGGCGTCAAGATCACCGGCTACTCCGACGACGACATCCCCTGGTGCGGGCTCTACGCCGCCATCGTCTGCCACCGCGCCGGCAAACCCGTCGTCAAAGATCCGCTCTGGGCTCGCAACTGGGCCAAATTCGGCACCAAAGCCCCCCGCGCAGCGCTGGGTGACGTCCTCGTGTTTGAGCGCGGCACCGGCGGCCACGTCGGCTTCTACGTCGCCGAAGATGCCACCGCCTACCACGTCCTCGGTGGCAACCAGTCCAACAAGGCCTGCATCACCCGCATCAAGAAAAACCGCCTCATCGCCGCCCGCCGCCCTCCCTACAACAACATGCCCGCCAGCGTGAAGCCCTACCTCCTCAAGGCCTCCGGCGGCCTCTCCACCAACGAAGCATGACCCTCCCCGCCGACAAAACTCGCTGCCATGATTCAGGCTGCCCGCACAACGCCGCTTGTCTGCGGTATTTGCAGCGCGGGCAGAACACGAGCGAACAGACCTCCCACATTCCCTCCTGCGTGCCCTACGACCAACCCATCGGCTCCAGCTACCCCCTGCTTCTCCTCGACGTTCGTCATTCGCCATTCTGATTTCTCCCAACCCACCACAGACACAAACAAAGACCAACGCCCCATGAACATACCCCATCCCCCCATCCTCGCCCCTCATCAGCTCCGCGTCATCGCCGAACGTGATGAACTCGCCCTCCGCCTTTCGAAGTTGAGGATTTTTATTGACCAATCCCCGCAGTTTCCAGCGCTCTGTTTTTCAGAAAGAAAATTTTTAGGAGAGCAGATGGAATGCATGCAGAACCTTCTGAATTTGTTGAATAAACGAATCAACCTCTTTTACCGGCAGGCCTTCTGGGAACACCAGCAACGCTCTGGAGCAAAAACCGCTCAAACCATGGACGACGTGAGTGACGACAGCGGCTTCTATTCAATACAAACCGAAACCGCTTATCGCGAATGGAAACTCACTGTCACACCCAAAGACGAGTCCGAGCCTTTCCTCCATTAATCCCCGCGCCACCGCCGCCCGGCCTCATAGGGCGGTCAACGTGAAACCTGAGCCGAGTCCACGAGACAGGCGTAGCCAAACCTGAACCATGCCCACTCAACCCGACCCCTACCGCCGCGCCCAGCAAGAACAAGCCGACGCCGAGCGCCTCGTCGCCCAGCGCCAGCGCGAGCAGGACCAGGCCGCCAAGGCCGCCGCCAAACAGGCCGAAGCCCAGGCCAGGGAGGCCCGCAAGGCCGAGCTGTCCCAGAAAGAGCTGGAATACCGCCGCCAGGGCATGATCCCCGTCACCACCGCCGACGGCAACCTCCACCCCGATCCCCTTTGGGAGCAAAAGCAGGCCGAAAAAGCCGCCGAAGCCCAGGCCAAGGCTGAGAAAGACGCCCTCGAACTCAAGAACAAGCAGGCCCGCGCCGATCTCACCCGCAAAGGCGTGCGCCACAGCCTCAACCCCGTCGATGGCAGCCCCATCGCCCACGAAACCGAGGCCGACGTCGCCGCCCGCATGGCGCAGGAAGCGCAGAAAAAGCGCCGCGAGATTTACGACGAGAAGCTCCGCGCCTTGGGAGCGACCATGGGCGACCCGGCACGCCGCCGCATGAAATCCACCGACCGGGACAAAACAGTCGAGGAAATCAAAAACATCACGCAGAACTACGCGCTCCCAGGTCTCCAAACCGCGTTGCAGGAACGCGCCAAGGCGCTCAACAACGGCAACGACTGGATTCCTTGGAACGAATCCCCCACCGAGGACGCCCAAAAAGCCCAGCAGCACCTCCAACGGCTGCAAAGTCTCGACCCCACCAATCCAGAACTCACCGACGAGGATCTGGCGTTGCTGGAGGCCAACGACGCGACAAAACCTCACGCCCAGAAAATCCGCGATCTCCGCGCCAGTCTTGCCAAGGACGACGAAAACCAGCAATGGCACGACCAGAATGCCGCGGCCATTTACAATCTCAAACTCAAGCGCGACAACCCCGACGCCTGGCTCGAAGCCGAGCGCCAGCGCCGTCTCCGTCTCCCGCCGGAGGAACTCAAGGCCGACCTCGAGGCCAGTGCCGCCGACCTCGACCAGCGCCGCGCCGCCATCGAGGAGAAAGCCACCGCGCTCAACGCCCAGCTTGACACCTGGAACCTGAAACTTGAAACCTTAAACTCCGAAGCCGCCCAGCGCCGCCAGCAGGGCCTCACCGCCGGCGAAATGGTCGTTTACCAGTTGCCGGACGGCACCGTCGAGCACTGGCCGAAGGACCTCGCCGCGAAGCGCGAGGAGATCACCGCCCGCGCCCAGGACACCCAGGCCATGCAGCAGGACGACTGGGCACGCCTCCAGATCGAGCAGCAGGAGCACGAGCGCGAGGTCCAGCTCCTGAACGAAGCCGCCCAACACCTCCAGACCCGCCAGCAGGCCCAGCAGAAGCAGCAGATCGACACCGGCCGCCGCCGCCTCCAGTTCACCCCCGGCATGGAGCAGACCGCGCAGGAACTCGACGCCCTCCGCAGCGATGCCGAGATGCGCCAGCAGGCCCTCGCCGAGATGTACCCGGACGGCGTCCCCGAGGCCGCCCAGCAGGCCCTCCAGCAGGACATCGACGCCAAGGCCCAGGCTTCCATCGCCACCGGCCAGCAGCGCATCCAGACCGCCGTGCAGATCTATGCGGACATCCAGAAGCAGCTCGCCGACAATCCCGACCTGCACGCCAGCGCCGGTGATCTCTTTATCGCCGCCCGTCAGAAACTCATGAACGCCACCGGCCTCTCCGAGCCAGAGGCCCGCCGCCTGCTCGCCGACGCCGAGGCGCTCGACTGGGACCAGGTCACCGCCGACGAGATGAACCAGGGCCTCGTGTCCGAGTCGTGGAAGTCTGGCAAGAACATGACCCAGGCCGAGGACGCCCGCAAAACCCGCCTCCTCAGCAACGGCGCTGTCATCGTCCACCCCAGCCTGACCTCCGAAAAGGATTACCAGGAAGCTGTCCAGGCCTCCAACGCCTCCCCGGAGGCCAAGCAGGACGCGCTCGACCGCTATCCCGAGATCCGCGCCCAGCAGGCAAAGCAAACGCTCGACACCATCCAGCACTACCAGAAAGTGCTCGGTGAGGACGCCACCTGGAAAGCCTGGGAAACCAAACGCCCCAAAGATGTGACGCCCGAGGAATGGGCCTTGCAGTTTGTCGAGAAGAACAAGACCGCCGCCGAAGGACCACTGGGCACCATGCTCGCCAAAACCAAGCAGTTTGGCGTCGGACTGCTCCAGTCCGTCGCCGACCTCGTCGGCCAGTCCGCCGCCCTCGGTGCGGGCATCCTAGGCTCGAACCGCGTCACCCGTGGCATCGCCGACGAAGAACTCATGGGCCTCAGCCAGCGTGCTTCGAACAGCGCCGAGGCCCTCGGCCAGCAGAAGGCTGTCTATGGTCAGACCAGCGACAACTTCCTCACCCGAGGCCTGTTCGACCAGCTCCCCCGCCTCGCCGGCTCCCTCGTGCCCGCCGCCGGCGGTGCCAAGGTCGCCATGTCCGCCACCCGCGCCTTCGCTGCCACCAAGCTCGGTGCCCGCTTCCTGCCCAGCCTGTCCGCCGCCGTGGCGGAATCCGCCAGCATGCCGCAGATGGTCAAGGCGGTCGATACTCTGCGCCGCGCCGGCATGGCCGGGGCCGCCACCGCCGGAGGTGCGCAGACCTACGCCGCCCAGCTTGGCGACATCTACACCCAACTCCGCAAGGACCACCCGGAGATGACGCACGCCGAGGCCCTCCAGCAGGCCCAGATGCCCGCGCTCTGGTCTGGTCTTTCCACCAGCCTCCTCACCCTCACCTTCGGCTCCAAAGGCATCGAGCGCTTCCTCACCCGCCCGCAGGAGGCCAAGGAACTCGCCGCCAAGGTCTTCACCAGCCGCCTGCAACAGATGGGCCTCGTGGGGAAAGAATTCATCAAAGGCGGAGCCTGGGAAACCCTCGAGGAAGCCCCGGATGAGGCGATCTCCCAGATGCTCGCCGCTGCCGCCACCGCCAAGCCCGGCCAGGAGAACGCCGCCGCCAAGCAGGCCCTCGTCGATTTCCTCGGCAAAGGCCTTCCCGAACTCGCCGTCGCCACCACCGTCCTCGGTGGCGCAGGCCAGGGAGCCGCCGCCTTCCAGGACAGCACCGTCCTGCCGGAAAACGAGCGCAACCCCGCCAACCTCCCGGAAACCGTCGCCACCGCCTGGACCGCCATCGACAACCACCAGGCTATCGACGCCGCTGGCAAGGTGGACGCCGCGCTCACCGAGCAGCAGCAGCGCCGCGCATCGCTCGCCCTGCACCTCGCCCAAGGGGGTGAACTCTTCGACGTGGACGAGGCCGACCTCAACGCCGCTGGCTGGACCCGTGACGGCACCGACTTCAAGCCGCTCAAGGACTACCAGGGACCGAAGGTGCTCGACATCGACAAAGGCGGCCTGCCAGTCATCAAGGACAGCTACGTCCAGGCCCTGCGCGATCACGGCCTCGAAGCCGTCGCCAACGCCATCCCCGGCACCGAAACCGCAACCCGCAACCGTTATGCCCAAACCACCCAGCCCGGACAGCAGCCTGCCGGACAAACTCAACCCGGACCTCAGCAACCTCAACCCGGACCAGCGCAAGGTGCTGCACCTGACGCTGTCGCAGGCCCCAACCAAAGCCCAGTTCAAAATCCTGCTGGACAAGGGACTCAGCCGTCACCAAGCGGGCAGCCTGCTCCACAGCCTGGGAATGAGGTAGGAGGGCAGACATCCGCGTCTGCCGTGACCGAAGCCCCCGCCACTGTCGCCGACACCCTCGCCAATCACCTCGTCCAACGCGGTCTGCCAGAGGCGGATGCCAAGGCCGCCGCCGCGAAGATCACCGCCCTGCCGGAGTTCGACGGCCTGTCCTACGAGCAGATCATCGCCGAAGGCCCGAAGTTCCGCGCCGCCCTCGACGACCTCGGCATCACCGGCTCGCTCAATTCCAAGGACATCGCCACCAACCCCCTCAAGGCCAACCCCGGCGGACGCCTCGAAAAGGTCAAGGCCGAGATGGAAGCCAAGGCCGCCGCCGCCACCGGAGGGCAGACCTCCGCGTCTGCCGTGGCTTCCGCTCCCGCTTCCAACCTTCCTCCAGCCGTCCAAACCGCCCTCGACGACGCCATCCCCGGTCAACCTTCCCAGGAAGTCTTTGCCGCCGTCAAAAAAGCGGTGCAGGCCAAGGAAATGACCGAGCAGCAGTCCGCCGCCATCGTCGCCCAGCAGTCCGGCGCTCTAGATCACACCGAACTGCGCCAGGCGCTCGAAAACAAACTCGGCTGGAACCCCACCCGCGCCAACACCGCCGCCGCCCTCCACTTCGGTGACAAATCCCAGTCCTCCATCCCCCTCGCCGCCGCCAAGAAACAACGGCAAACCACCGCCAACAACGGCAAACCCTCACCCACCGCCTCCGACCCCACCGCCGGCCGCATCGAGATCCCGCAGGGCAGCACCGCGCCTGCGAAGGCCCTGCGCAAGTCCGCCGCCTGGACCCGTGCCCGCCTTGCCAGCCTCTCGCGCATCAAAGACCCCTCCATCGCCCGCACCAAGGACAAGGCGAAGAAGGAAGCCAGGCAGAAGGCCCTCAACGCCCGCAAAGCCTGGGCGCGACAGTTCCTCAACCTGCTCGAGAACGACGTCGCCGCGAAGCTCGCCGGCGGACTCTACGACGCCCTCGCCATCGGCCCCGTGGCTGTGAAACGCCTCGGCGGCCAGATGACCGCCGTGGAGAACATCGACGGACGCATCACCCGCCTCATCGACCTGGACGCCATGCTCGCCCAGTTCGGCTACCTCGGCAGCCCCGCCCAGGCCCTCGCCGCCACGAACGAGGAGGAAAACGTCCACGCCGGCCAGCTTCGCCTTGAGCAGCAGTTCCCGGAGCAGTTCGGCCGCGCCGCCACCATCGCGAAATGGCGCTCCCTCTCCCGTGAGGACCAGCGCAGCATCTACGTCGCCTACCACAACAGCAAGTTCCGTCAGAAGAGCCGCAAGGAGGACGCCACCCTGCCGAAGACCGCGCTCTCTGACGCCCAGGCCTACCACCTCATGCGCGAGTATGAGCGCATGTATTTCCAGAGCGTCTTCCGCCAGGGAGCCGTCACCGAGGCCGTGGACCCACCCGCCGGCCTCATCGGCTGGCTGCGGGACATGCTCGCCGCCCTCGCCGATCTCGTGCGCCAGATCGCCGGCCGCATGCAGCCCGAGTTCAAGCAGCAGCTCGACCAGATGGCCCAGGCCATCGACGCCCACCTCGCGCAGGTGGATTCAGCCGCCGCAGCCAACCCCGACGCCGCCGCCCGTCCCGTCATCCTGCGCGATCCCGGCTCCATCGCCGTCCAGGCCATGCGCACCGGCGTGCTCTTCGAGCACCTCGCCAAGACCGACCCCGCCCTCGCCCCTGAGCCACTCGCCCGCCTCTTCGACCTGCTCACCCCCGCCCTCCAGTCCCTCGCCTTCCAAAGCTGGCGCTCCGCCCAACCGCGAACCGCGAACCGAGAACAGCGAACCGGGAACAAAGCCCCCAAGGACGCCCTGATGCGTCACCTCCTCGCCGACATGGCCGCCAGCGACCTCACCCGCCGGCAAGTCCAAAACACCTTGCTTGGCAGCGCCGACCGCGCAGATTCCCCCATGGCATCCGACTCCGGGGCCGCCCAAAACAATGAGCCTTCGCCGGGCGGTCTGACTGAGGCGGAGGCAAGCAAGCAAGCCCTTGATGCCATTGATGATTTTCGCAGCGAATTTGAAAATGAGTCGGCAGAAATTCGCCGAGAGTATCGCAAAGATGCCGTTGAGTCAGGTTTTGGCCTGACAGAAGCCGAGGTAGATGAAGAAATTCGCCAGCTTGGATTCAGGTTAAAAAGAGAATTATCTGACAAGCTGTTGTCTTTTGGCTACCGCAATTCTGGAGCAACATTTCATGGTTCTTGGTATATCCTTGGTCGTGGCGGCAATTTGGAAGTTTCCGTTCGAGATCACGCAAAAGTTCTGAGGCCAGTTGACCACTATGTGATGGTTGATGACGCCTTAGATTTTGTGCAAATCACTATTGGACTGATAGAGGCTGTTGAGTGGCTTGCCGAAAACGATCCAAAAACAGAAAAGGCGATTGCTGCTCGTGCTATTCGCACCGGGAACCCGGATATAGATGAAGCTCGGAATCAATCGGACGTGCTAGGCAGGGGTCCGGTTGGCACCATTGAAGATGCACAGCAGCAATCGCCGACGAAGGGTGAAGCCACTCCGCCCGAAGTCAACTCTTTTAACCCCTCGCGTGCCTCCGGCGGCCCGCTTCCTTCCGCCCCCCGCGCCCCAACCGCGAACAGCCAACAGCGAACAGCGAACCTCCTCACCCGCCTCGTCTCCAGCCTCGTCTCCCGCACGGCCCCGGACCAGCGCACCGACCTCCAGCGCCTGCTCTCCGCCCAGCCGGACGCCGCCAAAACCGCCCTCGCCACCCTCCACGTCGGCCTGCTTAAAGCCGCCGCCGACCTCGCCGGAGCCCGCTTCGTCCAGTCCCTGCCTCCGACAACCGCGAACAGCGAACAGCGAACCGAGAACACCAACAAACGCCTCGCCGCGTTTGCTTCTCTACCTTCCGAGCTTGTCAAAGATAGGCCGCCCGTCACCCTGCCAAAGTTGCAGATCACCGAGGCCCCGCGCCCCGGCCAGATCAAGCCCGCCTTCATCAACGAGGCCGCCGTCGAGGCCATGGTGCAACAGGCCCGGCAGCGCACCGCCCGCATGGCCCAGGTTGAGGAAGCGCTCGCCGCCCGCGACGCCGAGATCGAGGACTTCGCCAAGGCCAACAAGCTCGACAACCTCGTCACCGCCAAATACCGCCTGGAGGAGCAGGAGCGTGCCGCCGCCGCCCGCGCCGTGGTCGTGGCCCAGAACCGCGCCCGCTTCTTCCTGGAGGACAACGCCGCCCGCGAACTCGAACTCGCCCGCCAGGCCGGACGCCAGGACGCCACCAAGGCCGCCCTCCTCATGCTCCTCGGCACCGGCAAGATCGGCCAGCGCCGCCGTGCCGCCGACTGGCGCACCATCGGCATCAGCGAGCAGCGCATGCTCGCCGCCCTCGGCCTCGGCGTGGATCAGTCCGCCATCGACGAAGGCGGAGCCCGCATCTACACCCTCTCCCGCCTCAAGTCCGCCCTCCTCGCCGTCGAGTTCACCCTCGCCGGCAGCCTGGAGCACCAGCTCGCGCTCGACGACCTCGCCTACGTCCAGTCCCAGCCCGCCAAATGGCAGACCGCCGAAGATCCCGCCGGAGCCGCCTACGTGCGCAACGACCGCGTCGTCATCCGCCAGCAGGCCCTTGACGACCTCGCCCTCACCTACCCCCACGTCGCCGCAACCATCCCCCACAGCGAAGCCGAGCGCCTCCTGCGCATCAGCCGCCGCCCCCAGCCCGCCACCACCACGCCTGCGCCTGCCGTAGCCGAATCCCCAGTTTCCCAAAATAATCTACCCAATAAAAACAATGACTCACGAAATGACTCACGAAAAATGGCTGGAGGAGAACAACCCATTCTTGGTGGAGGAAACACCAGCCCCTCTACCAATAACGCCGGAACAGAAGAAATCTTGCGCATCGGCCGGCCTGCTACTAAGAGTTCAAACCGTGATAGCGCATCTGCCAGCACCGCTTTACCAGCGCCCGCCTCTCAAGCCGGACTGCCCGGTATCGGTTCAGCAGACGCTGCAACAGGCTCGGGCCTTTCGCCAGAGAATGCAGGCGGAAACCCCGCCGGAGTGCCCACGGGAACTGACAATGTGGCTGCATGGCCGCAAGGAATGCGATCCGACGGAATGCCCGTGGTGCAAACTCGGGACACACCTCCGCAAAAGGTAAAACTCGATTTCAAAATCCCCCTCGCCAAGAAAGGCACCAGCCGGGAAGCCTCCTTCCCCGACGCCGACTCCCTCGCCGCCTTCCAGTTCAAGCTCGATGCGAAAATCATGGAGTCCGACACTGCGACCAAGGCGGAGAAGCAAAAAGCGCAGCAGCGTGGACTCGCGCTCATCGCCAGGCTCATGGAGCACACCACGCTCACCTCCGCCGAAATCGAGGAAAAGCTCAAAGCCTACCATGACCACCTTGTCGAGGAAGCGCCCAAAGCCTCGTCATTCTCCATCTTCCGCCCCGTCAGTTTTCGCTCCTGGGCCAAAATGCCGGAGTCGAAATCCAAAGCCCTGCCACCACCCGTGGGAGGAGACATCATCTCCGAACTCAAGGAGCGCTTTGGCGGCATCGGCGGCCCAAATGAAAGCTCCAACTGGGACTGGTGGCGCGACCTCACCCGCGACGCCGAAAACGGCCCAACTCAAAGCAAACGTGAAGCGCAGACCGCTGCACGGAAGGGGGATGTGAGCGACCCCGCCCGCAAACGCGCCTGGCTGCTTCAGGAAGGCATCGTTAACCTTTCCGAGCCATCCAGCATCGACGAAGCCGCCGGTCAGCTTTCTGACACCGAGCAAACCACCGAGCAGGACACCCGCATCGCCCGCCCGTGGTCCGTTTCTTCCGGCCAGGAACTCGGCCTTGCCATCCTCGATGCCCTCGATGCCCGCATGGCCGCCAAGAACACAGACAGCGTGCAGGACATCGAAGCCCGCGATGCCGCAGAAGCCCTCGCCAGCGCCCAGGACTTCGCCGCCTACGCCGCCGGAGCCACTGGCCAGCCCTTCACCACCGAGGAACTCGCCCGCGAACTCGAGCCCGAGGACGAGATCCAGATCGGCTCCGAATGGTTCACCGTCCAGGACACCGACCCCCTCACCCTCGACAGCGACCGCTTCGGCTCCGTCACCCCCCAGCCCGGCCAGACCCTCAACCTCACCGCCGGCCCCAACCACCTGCGCCTCAACAATAGCGCGGGCAATCCTGCCCGCGATGCCTTGGACGCCGCTGACGACGCCGAAGTCATCGCCGCCCTCCAGGAGGCAGGATTGCTCGCCGCCTCCCCCCGCCTCCGTGACGCCGCCTCCCGCCTCGTCGATGGCGCGGTCGAGCGCCACGGCATCACCGCCTTCCCGCAGCTCCTCGCCCACCTCGTCAAACGCCTCCCCGCCGACGCCTTCCACGCGCTCAAGCACCCGCACCTCCGCAGCGCCTGGAACACCGTCATGGCCGAGCGTGACCTCCCCGAGATCACCCCCGAGGCCGCCCAGCAGGCCCTCCGCCCCTACGCGCCCCATATCGAACGCCGCTTCGGTGAGATGCCCCCGGACATCGCCCGCCGCCAAGCCGCCCTCGACGAAGATGACATGAGCTTCCCCGTCGCTGTTCCTCAAGGGAGCGCGGACACTCCTGTCCGCCCTGTTTCAACCGAGAACAGCGAACCAGGAACCGAGAACAAACAGGCCGACTTCTGGGGCACCTCCTTCGACGACTACCGCCTCGAAACCCTCCCCGTCCCCGAAGGCTCACCGATGACGGCGAACGCCATCAAAGCCATCGCCCCCTACCTCATCAGCGGCAACAAAGGCGACCTCCTCGGCCGCCACGGCACCTTCTACCTCTCCCTCGTCGAGCCCGCCACCGTCGTGCTCGATGCCTTCGGCGGAGCCGCCATCTACACCCACTTCCTCGCCCAGCAGGGCAACCTCCCCGCCGGCTCCACCTGGAACGAATGGGAATACTCCCGCAGCATCACCAACCGCCAGATCAAGGACGCCCCCGCCGCCGTCGTGCGCGAACTCATCAGCCTGCGCTCTGCCTTCGACACCGCCTTCCCCATCACCGATATCCAGCCCACCTACGAGGCCACCATGGAGAAGCGCCGGAATATCCACGCCTGGATCAACCAGACGCTGGAGGACTACCTCCCCACGCAGGCCCGTGACGCCATGGGCCGCTTCCCGCTGCCCGACACCCCGCGCACCGCAGCCCTCTACCTCTTCCTCCAGAACAACATGGCGGAAAACCGCGTCGTGGATTTCGACCTCGATGCCGAGGGCAAACCGCGCACGTTCACCGGCGGCAAACTCAACGGCAAGGACGACTTCGCCTTCATCTACTGGGACAACCCCTCGAACTCGATGAAGCACAACCGCCCCTCCCGCGTCTGGAGTGCGGACATGCCAGCTCTCATTCGCGACGCCTCCCGCCGCTTCACCGAGGCCACCATCCGCCAGGGCGACGGCTGGCAGCTCGCCGCCGATGCCCCCGCCGGTGCCCTCGTCTTCGTCGATACCTCCTACTTCCCCACCGACGAGCAGACCGCCGCCGGCGCGGCCGTCATGAACTACGGCAACACCACCCTCGGCGATGCCAACCCCGCCCTCTGGTTCCAGAAGTTCGAAAAGTATCTGCTTCCCAAGGGGAGCGATGTGCGGTATGTGGTGACCAACAATTTCAACGGTCGCGTCGTCGATCAGCTTGAAAAGGCTGGTTGGACCGTCCTCCGAACCTTCCGTGGTAGTCCCAAGAAACCGAGCCATGAATTCATTGCCCTCTCTCCCGCCGCCGTCGCAGACCTCCGTCTCCCCTCCGCCCCCGTCCGCACCTACGGCCCCGGCGGCATCCCCCTCGGAGACAGTGACGGACCTCTCCAAACTCAGTCTGGAGGAGCTGCGCAAAATCAACGCGGACTACCTGCCGGAGAACCGCGCCAAACTGGAAAGCGTGATCCTCAATCCGGCCTATACACCCCCGCCCTCGACGCCACCCTCGCCGGCGGCCCCGGCTGGGACCGCGTAACCAGCGCCCGCGTCGCCGCCGAACTCGACGCCGACCGCCGCCCCGGCGACGACCCGCTCGAAACCTCCCCCGAGATCGATCTCGCCGACCTCGAAGCCCAGCTCCAAGAAGACGCCGACCGCTTCAGCTCCCCATCCGTCAATGAGGACAACGACGTCAATGACGTCAGCCTAAGCGCCTCCAACCGCCGCGTCGAATACGTCGAGCCCGGCTTCTACTCCGCCCTTGCGGAAGCCGTCCGCGCCAAGATGCCCGCCCGCGCCACCCCCGAGCATATCCTCGGCATCCTCAAAAACGCCGGACTCAAAGAAGAGGAGATGAAATGGACCGGCATCCGCCAGTGGCTCCAGTCCCAGGCCCAGGACGGCCCCATCACCCAGGACCAGGTCCTCGCCTACCTCGCCACCGAAGGCAGCGTGAAGTTCACCGTCACCCGCTTCGGCAACCTGAGCGACCGCTTCACCTATCGCCCCACCCTGCGCCCGGAGCGCAACGGCCAAGGCTTCGACGTCATCAATCCCGCCGGCGAATTCGTCATTTGGGAGCCCACCGAAGCCTCCGCCCAGGAAACCGTTGCCGACATGAACGACGGCTACAACCGCGTGAACCCCGGCGGCATGCAGTCCACCACCCGCAACACCCAGTTGACCCTCCCCGGCGGTACCAATCCCCAGGAAGTCGTCATCACCTGGAACCAACCGCGAACCGAGAACAGCGAACCGAGAACCAACTCCCCCAACCTCGACACCGACCGCACCCACTACGGCGATCTCGACGCACTCGCCTGGTATCGCACCACCGACCGCACCAATGCCGCCGGCAACGGCCTCCTCGTCGAAGAATTCCAGTCCAAATGGCACCAGATGGGCCGGGACAAGGGTTACCGGGACACCATGCAGACGGTCCCCGGTGTGTTTGGCGGCACCGTGCCCGCATCGCCCGAAGAAGCAGCCAAAGTCCCCGACGCCCCCTACCGCGCCTCCTGGCCCCTGATGCTCTTCAAACGCGCCCTGCTCGATGCCGTCCAGTCCGGCAAGCAGTGGATCGGCTGGACCACCGGCGACACCCAGGCCGACCGCTACGACCTCAGCAAGCAGGTCAAACGCATCGACGCCAAGAAGTTCGACCAGACACGCTACGAGATCGCCGTCCTCGATAAAAACGACCACGAAGTGCGGCTGCCCAAGGAAGCCTTCACCGCCGAGGAACTGCCGGAAATCGTTGGCAAAGAACTCGCCGAACGCATCGTCAGCGACCTCCGATTCGCCTCACCCTCTCGCGTCGTAAACTACACCGGCCTCGACCTCCGCGTCGGCGGCCAGGGCATGCGCAAATTCTACGACGACATCCTCGTCAAAGAGTTCGCCAAATACGTCAAACCCTGGGGCGGCACCGTGGAAAGCAGCAGCATCACCGCAAAACAGCGTGCCACCTCCGACTCCCAGCCCCAAGGCCCCCCAATTGGCGTTGTCCAAATGCAGCCCGGAACGTGGGGCATTGAATTCCCCAACGGCGTCTTCGGTCAATACCCGTCTCAACAACGCGCTCAGATTCGCCTCCAGGAAGAACTCGACAACCCCACCACTCCGCCTGTCTCCCCGTCTTCAAGTCTCCCTGCTTCCGAAACCCCCATCCACCTCATCCGCATCACCCACCAGATGCGCGACTCCGCCCTCGCCGGCCAGGCCCTCTTCGCCTCCCAGCGCTTCCCGCTCGACCGCGCTCTCACGCCCACCACCCTCGGCTCCAGCGCCGCGTTCTTCCGCAACCGCGAACAGAGAACCGCGAACCGCGAACCGCAAACCGGCCAGGGCCTCACCGCCCTCATTCCCGTCACCCCGGTCCTCATCTCCCGCGCCTACCAGTCCGCCTTGCGCGGCCAGTCCTCGCAGTGGCTCCCCATCCGCGCCGTGTGGAACCAGTTCCACGCCCAAAACCCCGCCGTCACCCCCGCCGCCTTCATGCGCGGCGTGAAGGAAGGCGACGACACCGGCGCCGTCCTCCTCTCCCCGCCCGAGTCCGCCGCCACCGTCGCCGCCGCCGGCCCCTTCAAACTCCGCAACGCCTCCGGCATCATGTCCACCGATATGATGGTCCCCCTCGCCTCCAGCGCCCGCATCACCGAGCCACCTTTCTCCACGCCCGAAGCTAAAGCACTGGAAGAAACCCGCATTCATGCGATAGATGCCTACCTCCATGGAAAACGCCGCCCCATCGCCGAAACCCCGCCTGCCGACCAGGCAGGAAGCAGCCGCGCTCAACTCCCGGCTCTCCTCTCACACCTCCGCCGAAGCCAACGCACAGGCGGATCATCTGCGCCGGATGCGGCAGCTCGAAGAGCAGCAGACCGCCGCCGCGACAAAGCCCTCCTGACCGACTGGGCACGCGCCGCCGGCATCCTCATCACAGACCCACCCTCCCGCTACGACCTCGACGGTCCCCTCGACAAAGGCGGCTCTGAACACCACGTTTTCCGCGACCAGGAAGGCCGCTGGGTGAAAATCACCCGTGGAGACGGCACCTCCTACGGCTACCAGCCCCGCGACTACCGTGATGAATGGGACATCGCCCGCGAAGGCGCGGACGCCGCCTCCTACCTCGAAAAGCTGCTGCTCCACAACAGCATCTTCCACGACGACATCGTCCTCCACGCCGTCTGGGCGGATCGCGTCGGCAACGTCGCCCTCATCACCTCCCAGCCGCACTACCAGGGCGCATACGCCGCGCAGGAAACCGCCATCAAGCCCGCCATGGAAGCCGCAGGCTTCATCCAACTTGATCCCCCCTCCGCCTACTACCGCCCGGCAGACAACCTCGCCGTCCTCGACCTCCACACCGAAAACGCCATCACCCAGGACAACGGCACATTCCTCCGCGTCTTCGACAACATCATCCTCCACCCCACCGGAGCCCTCCGCGCCACCTTTGAACGCCTCGCCACCGAGCGCTCCCCTCTCGCCGCCTCCGACCGCCAAGGGGGCGCGGACACTCCTGTCCGCTCCGATCTCGCCACGCAAGTGGCCGCTGCGGCAGCAGCGACAAACACCAACCCCACCCAGCCCCAGAAGGACGCCGAGAACTACAAAACCGGCAAGGTGGACGTCCACGGCCTGCGCCTCAGCATCGAAAACCCCGCCGGCAGCACCCGCAGCGGCACCGACGCCACCGGCAAGCCCTGGTCCGTCACCCTGCCGCATCACTACGGCCGCATCCTCGGCACCGTGGGCCGCGACAAAGGCCACCTCGACTTCTTCCTCGGCCCGAACCCCGACTCCCAGCTTGTGCTGATCGTGAACCAGCGCAAACCCGGCAACGGCCACTTCGACGAGCACAAGGTCATGCTCGGCTTCAACACCCCCGCCGAAGCCGCCCGCGGCTACATGGCCAGCTACACCAAAGGCTGGAAAGGCCTGCAAAGCGCCATCCCCACCACGATCCCCGTCTTCAAACACTGGCTCACCACCCACGACACCACCCAGCCCGTCACCAAGGAGCAGATCGAAAAACTCGCCAAGACGCTGCCCCAACCCACCAGCCCCCACGACAAGCCGGTTTTGCTTGCCAGCGCCGGACGCACAAAAAACCCCGCCCCAGTTTCCCAGGGCGGGGAGATGTCGCAGAGTGAGTTGGCGAACCAGCCCATGTCATTGCTTCAACGGGGCCGCTCCCCAAACCAGATTGAGGGGAGCGGAGAATCCTCCCTGGCAGAGGATGTTGTCGCTGCGACGGGGAATAATAAACCAACTGAAGCGCTTCCGCAATTGGATTCTGACGCGGCTGCCAAAATTGCCGATTGGTGGTCAATGACAAACCCCTTCACATCCCAGAGCCAGCGGGATGAAATCAGTTCTGTTCAGCGCAAGGTGTCAGGACTGATTGAGTCCATTGCTGCCGATAAGGCGGCTCTCACTCGCTCGCTACCCCATAGTCGCACCGGCTATTACCTCAACCACAACGAGCCTATCAATGCGGTCATTGTGGTCAATAAGGCCGGTGACCGGATCAAGATGAATGCGGCTGAATTTGTTGTAACCTACCAAAAACTTCCAGATCTACCCGAAGGTTTCAAAATGGGCCGCACAGAGCGCGGTGAGTTTCGGGTCGAGAACTCCGCTGGAGAGCGGCAAACCAGCAGCAATTACACCAACCCCCGCACCGCTCTGCTGAACTTCTGGAGTCGCCGCGCCCGCGCTCTGCCACCACGCCCGCCGCAAAATGACGACTATGAGGAACTTGGACTCCTGCGGTTCCTGGCCCAGCCGCAGCAGCCCGGCCATGTGGCGACGGGTTTGGCGGTGGAAAACCTGCCAGGCATCGACTTCAGCGACGGCCCGGACACGCGCTCCGGCTACATGGCGGACATGATCAAGGATCTGCGAAAAGCCGCAGGTGACAAGGTGGAGATCGTGGGTTTCCAGATCGGTTCTGCCACCGAAAACCGCACCGTGCCCGTGCTGGGGTCCAGGTATGACGGCGGCGGTGAAACCGTGGGAGACACCGGCCAAGCGGCCCGCTGGCAGATCGAGACGCGCATCAAGAAAAACGAGTCGGCATTGTCCGACGCTCAGGCGAAACAAGCCAGTCTCCAAGCTGAACAAGATGCTGAAAAACAGCGCCGTGCCAAGCTCCAGCAGGAGGCGCTGCCTGCCATGCGGACATTTTTGGAAAAACTCCAGAGGAACGGCGGCACGCATGACGATTTACCGCAGGATCAACAATGGTTCCTCAACGGAACGCCAGCACTTCAGGAAATCCGCAGCAAGATCGACAAAAACAACCAGTTGAAGCGGCTGGCGAATGAGTCGCTTCTTTCATATGGCATCCACCCAACGGCTAACAAAGCCGCTGAAGTTTTAGATTCAAGAAAAGCCGCCCGTGCCGCCCTCATTGACCAAGGAGCCGCCTCAAACATCTACCCGCAAACACTGCTTGATGAGCAGTTCCAAAAGTATCTCAACAGGGCGCTAGAGCTACTGTCTTTCGTAACACCCAACGAGATCAATGGCTGGGGTGAACACTTGGAAAAACGCCTCAAGCTGATCAAATTGGGGGCGGATGTTGACATCTATTCTTCCGAGGTGGTTCAGGAGCGCATGGAAAAGCAGTCATCCCGACTGGCGCTGGAATTTCTCCAGCAAGAGGCCAGCCAGCAGCAGGAGGACATGGACGCACTCAACCGCCGCTGGCTGCCGCAGTGGTTCCCACCCAACACGCCCGCCCAGCCGATGGGCACGGCGTCTTGGTGGCAGGACATTCTGGATCAGCGTGACGAAGAAGCCCGCGCTCCGGCCCGCACGTTTGTCGCCAAGGTCTGGCGTGCTCTGGCGGCCCATGATGAGGCATTCCAATACGGACGCACCAGCAACGCCAGCGCCAGCAAAATCGCTGAGGCGGTGTCGATTCCAGGCAAGCTCGTCACGGCCGCGAGTCAGGGTGACACCGTGCGTTTTCACGGCAAAAACGGCTACTTGGACATCCATGATGCCGACACTGACCGCCCCTACATCCGCAGCACTGCGGCCGAATCCAAAGGCAAAAAAGGCGGGGGAGGAGCGCAAATTTACCAGGCAGCGCTGGATTGGATTCACAACAACGGCAAACGCATCAAAGACGATCCGGGCGGGCTTACCAGCATCAACGCCATCCGCCGCACGTCGAATTTTGCCAGCAGTGCGTTGCGCCACGGCACCACCAAGCACCTCAAACCTCACGACCGCCAGAAGGTGCCGTGGGGGAAAAATGCCGCCATCAACACCGCCGCGCTTTTGACCAAGGAGATGGACAACGCTTTCAAGGCGGTTGCGGAAGCCCGGAACTGGCGCTACGATTTCACTCGTGACGAGTTCATCGACAGCACCGGACAGCCCGTGGGGCAGCAGCAAATCGAGCGTGCGGTCCTTGACGCCCATCCCGACACATCTGGAATTGGACTGGCAACGCTTCAAAGAGCAATCGTCACGGCATCCGCGCTTGAAACATTTCAAAGAGGCGAATCTGAGGGTTTACTTTCTCAGATTGGAAGCCGAGAAGGCCTGCCCGACGGACTGACAGGCGTTCTCTACGCCTCCAACCGCCTCAAAAACACCACCAGCGGTGCCCTCATCGGGGGCGGCATCGGCGCAGGCGCAGGCGCTTTGGTCGCAGGAGCCCCCGGTGCAGCCATCGGCGGCACAATCGGCACCGCCATCGGAGCCGCCACTCCCAACGCTCGCGAAATCGCCGAAACAGCCGTCGCCCTCGACCGCAAACTCCTCACCGTCCCCGGTGCCGCCCAGTCCCTCGACCTCGCCGGCAAAGCCGTCGATCTCACGGGCGCACTGGCCTCAAAGGTCATCAAAGGCCTCGTCCAGGCACCTCTCGTGCCCTTGCGCGTGAACGGCTACCTTGCCGACGCCCTCGGCATCCAGCAACCCCTCGCCACCTTCGGCTCGAACAACCTCGACAAACGCCTCGCCGCCCAGCTCGACAAGCTCGCCGGCCCCAAGCTCCGCAGCGCCAAAGCTGCCGTCGAAACCTGGCTCGACAAGCCGGACGGCCTCGCCCCGTCCATCAAAGGCCTCGTCGATCAAGTCCTCCCCACCGCCCTCCTGCCCCGTGAATGGCTCGCCCTGCACCACGAGATGCAGCGCAAATCCGCCCACGGCCAGGAGACGGCGAACGACCTCATCCGCGCCCTCTCCGGCAATCCCCGCCTCTCCGATCTCGCCTACCCGAAGGAGTTCGCCGAGAACCCCGCCGCCCGCGCCCAGCTCTTCGATGCCATGGAGGGCCGCGTCCCCATGGCCACACTGCCGCCGGAAATGCAGCGCCTCGGGGAGCGCCTGCGCGATCTCCTCCGCCAGACCGGCTCCGAACTCGTGCGCCAGGGCCTCATGAACCCGGACACCTTCGAGGAACTCCAGTCGAACGGCTGGATGCCCCGTTACACCGAGGACGAGGCCCGCGAGTCCGCCGGCTCCTTCCTCGCCGCGTTCAAGCTCGGCGTGCGCGATCTCCTCCAGCAGCGCTCCACCGCCTACCACATCGTCGATACCACCCGGAAGGACAAGACCGGCCAGTATGTGACTGTCTCCCGCGACGAGGGCGGCAAACGCAACCGCTGGCGCTTCCGCGACGCCGCCTCCCGCGACGCCTTCTACCACGACTTCGTGCGCCAGCAGACGCTGAACATGCTCCAGGACCGTGGCGACAAGACCGTGGCCGACATGCTCGCCCCGCTCTCGCGCTCCGAACGCGCCTCGATGCGCGACCAGATCAAGTCCCTCACCGTGGACCAGATCGCCAACACCGCGAAGCTCTCCCCCATGCTCGCCGGCATCGTGAAGCAGGCCAAGAAGCACCAATACGACCGCTTCCTGCCGAAGGACCCCTTCGAGCCCGCCAAACTCGTGAAGGACCCCGTCTATGCCGTTGCCCGCTACGTCCTCGGCCAGACCCACAACGCCGCCACCATGGAGCTGCTGCGCAAAACCGCCCAGCACCCCGAATGGGTGAGCGACATCGCCCTCAACGGCTTCACCGCCATTCCCGACGCCTCCCGCTTCGGCCCTCTCGCCGGCAAGCACGTCCGCAAGGACATCGCCGCGCAGATCCTCGACCTCGTCGATGTGCCAAACGCCGCGCTCCAGTTCTACGACGCCATCCTGCGCAAGTGGAAGGCTGGGAAACTCGTCTGGAACCCCGGCTCCCACATCCGCGACGCCGTCGGCAACACCATGTTCGCCACCCTCGCCGGCAACAGCCTCTGGAACCCCGGCAACTGGCCCTACTACCAGCAGGCCATCGCCGCCCTCCGCACCGGGGGCAAAGACTTCGCCGAACTCATCGAACAGCAGGTCATCGGTGGCGACGCCTACACCGGCCTCGTGAAGGAGCGCCTGAAAGGCCTCCTGCCCGACCCCAAGACCATCGAGGACTACGACCCCGGCCTCGTCCAGCGCATGCTCTTCGGCTTTGGTGCCACCCTCCACGGCTCCCACGAGTTCCTCGCCAGCCTCCGCCGCCTCCCCGACGACCTCTTCAAAGCCGCCGCCTACTTCAAAGCTAAGGCCGAACTCGCTGAACAGGGAACCGAGAACAGCGAACAGAGAACCCGCGCAGCGGAACATGTGCGGAAATGGTTCCCCTACTACGACCGCCTCGGCCAGTCCGGCACCACCCGCGCCGTCGGCCGCTTCGTGAACCCGTTCTTCTCCTTCTTCCGCGAGTCCACCCGCATCCTCGGCACCGCCGTCGCCGAGCGCCCGCTCGCCCTCACCGCAGCCCTCAGCTTCCCGGCCATCGTGACCGCGATCTCCGCCATGCTGCTCGGCCTCGATGACGACGACATGGAGGAAATCCAGAAAGACATGGCAGGGAAGGGGAAGCTCTTCGCCTTTGACACCCCGCTGTTCTCCATGCTGCTGCCCTTCCGCAGCGCCCAAGGGGCCGTCCAGCAGTTCGACATCTCCGCCATCATGCCCTTCGCCGATCTCCTCGGCACCCGCGTCGCCGTCACCGATGCCACCGAGGACCCGTGGAACCGCTTCTGGCGCGGCATCGTCTCCGGCGGCCCCGTGCTCTCCCTGGTCGATGCCTGGAGGCACAACGAGGACGCCTTCACCCGCCGCCCCATCGCCGAGTTCGGCATGACGCCGCTCGAGAAGATCAAAGCCTACACCAAGCACGCCGCCGGCGTCGCCCTGCCACCCCTCGCCCCCGGTGGCACCGCCTTCAACACCCTCATGCGTGCCGGCGACCGCGCCACGAACAAGACCCTCGAAACCTACGACCCCGCCCAGGCCTTCACCCGCGCCGTCGTCGGCCTCAACGTCAAGAACGCCACCCCGGACCTCTACCGCAAAGCCCACGATTGGATCATCGCCCAAGGAGGAGAAGTGCAGGAAGGCATGGACTACGGCTCAACAACGCCCGCCTCCCGCGCCCGCAAGGCCCTCTTTGCCCAGCTCGCGCAGGACGAACCAAACCTTAAAGCGATCAAAAACATCCTTGGATCACTCGAAAAAATGGGCCACCCCGTCCGCACCGAGCAGGACATCAACAAGCTCCTCTTCTACCGCAATCCTTTGATGGTAGTCGGTGGAATCAAGCGCAAAGGCATTTCAGCTCAAGACGCTCAATCCATGTTCCGCGCCTCCCTCACCGGCGAGGCCCGCGCCGCCTTCGAAAACGCCCTTCAGGAGTTCCAGCGCATCAAACAACGCGCCCCTCTCCTCGTGAGACAGGCTGCCAGCCTGTGATCCCGCTCCCCATGCCCCACAAACGCCACGGCCGCCGCCGCCCCTACACCTCCATCGGCATCGAGCGCATCCCCTGCGTCCGCTGCGGAGCCACCGCGCTCCACCAGTGGCAAATCTGCTCCGACAAACGCCTCTACCGCCCTCTCTGCCTCGCCTGCGACATCGCCGTCAATGACCTTCTCCTCCGCTGGATGGGCGATCCCGACCACGCCGCCAAAATGAAAGCCTACCGCGCCCAGCAAGCCAAACGCCACCCCGGACATCCTCTTTGTCACCTATGAAACCCGCCAACCCCGCGCCCTTCTACGCCTGTCTCTACCCGGCCTTGTGTGACAAAGCCAGAGAGCACGGCTACGCCCTAGCCATCCACGGCACCGTCACCACCGATCTCGACCTCATCGCCGTGCCTTGGACCACCGCCGCCGTGGAGGCTGAAACCCTCATGCTGGCTTTGAAGGCCCAGCTCGGAGCCTTCGATTACCGGGAAATGCTCCAGCAGGAATGCGGCAGTTGGGCCGCCACCGAAGAAATCGACGACATGGTCGCAGCCGAGCACAAGCGCATCGACGAGCCCCGAGGGCCGCACGACTGCGCCCTCAAACCCCACGGCCGCAAAGCCTGGAACCTCTACCTCCAACACGACCGCCCCACCGTGAGACAGGCTGCCAGCCTGTTCATTCCTCCTTCGCTATTCGGGTTTCGTCATTCCCGCCGCAGGCGGGTTTCCTCAATGAAATAAATAAATATTCTCGTTGAAATAATCCACGCTACCCTTATTATGACGTGTCGCAACAAAACCCTCAACCGCACGCCTCATGAAAGCCAAAGCCCCCAAAGAAACCGCCCCTCTCCCCGTCAATCGCGTCACCAAAGCCCTCGCTGATCTCGTCGAGGAAATTGAGACGGCCGACGGTGAAACATCACTCCGCGTCGTCAGCACCGAAAGCTACCTCGCCGCCAAAACCGCCCTCGCCAACAACGAACCCATCCCCACCGCCTCCAAACCCTACACCCCGCAGCAGGTCCTCAACAACCTGCGCCGGTTTGTCGATGAACTCGACGGCCACCCCATCAACCTCGAAGGCGGCCCCGGCTTCGTCCTCGGCCGCTGCCAGGACATCCTCAAGCGCGGCATCGAGCCCGCCACCACGCTCCCAACCAGCCCTGGCAGCCTCCTCGACACCCTCGCCAACGTCACCGCCGCCCTCGACACCGTTCTCCTCCACCAAGGCCGGCACATGACGCCCGAGAACCTCGACCAGCGCCGCATGCTCGTCGCCTCCACCAAGCACACCCTCACCCAGCACGGCATCCAGATCTAAACCCTCCGCCCTATGCCCTCCGCTCCCCGCAAACGCCGCGGCCCCGGCCGCCCCCGCAAACCCAAACGCGCCCGCGCCGTCACCCTTACCCTCACACTTCCCAACGCTGACTTCCGCCGACACCTCCAGCGCACCGCCAAAGCCGCCGGACACAAAACCCCCAGCGCCCTCATCATCGCCACCTTCCCACTCTTGAGCCGAGCCTGCGAGACAGGCGAAGCCAAACCTGAAACCTGAAACTTCCACCACCCGCCCCATGACCCTCGAACTCACCCCCGAACAGCGCACCGACATCACTGGTGCCGTGACCTCCGCAGTCCAAGCTGCCAACGAAGCCAGCGCGGCCTTGTGGGATGCTCCCCCCTTCACCCAAGCCGCCGTTCAGGCTCGCGCCAAACGCCTCCAATCCCTCCTCGACCTCCTCAACACCCCCGGCACCACCCTCATCCTCCACCGCCCATGACCGCCGCCGACATCCCCTCCGCCCTCCGCCCTTCGTTCTCCGCCTTCCCCAGCCTCAGCTCCACCCACGTCCCCTCCTCGCACCGCTTCGAGCACTTGGTCTGGACGTGCTCCATCACCACATACCCCGGCCCGTCGTCCAGCAGCACCGTGGGAAACGCGTAGCGCAGCAGATCCGTCAGGCCCTTCGTGCCGCCCTTGAAGTTTTCCTCATCGAGGAGCACGCACGCCACCCGCTCAATGCGCAGATACGCCGGCACCAGGGGCTTGTCCGGCTTCTTGCCCCGCCGCGTCTCCAGCGGCACCTTGAGCAGCATCTTCGACAACACCCTCCGCGCCTCCTCAACCGCGAACCGCGAACCGAGAACCGAGAACCCGCCCCGCAGCGCCTCATACAGCGCCTCCGCCGTTTCCAGCCGCAGCCGCCGCACCTTCGCCCAGTGCTTTCCCGCCGTCCGGTTCAACGACGGCGTATGATACCCCGGCAGCCACAGCCGCAGGGCAGGGGATTCCCCGTCAATCCGGTTACTCATGTCAATCCCGTCCCTCCCGGTGTCTGGTCCGTCTCAGCCATTCTCAGTTCCTCCATTTTTAGTTTTCAGTTCTTCCATCACACCTTTCATGATTTCTCGGAACATCTGCTTACCCCACCTTTCATGCTCCAGCCGCGCCTTAGAGCGGTTTTCTCGCTCCCACACCACGGTAGCACCCAAAGATTCAATCGCGAGGGCAAGAGCACATCCGCGGCGGTGCCCAACGGTGTCAGTCCACCAACCCTTTCGCGGCTGTTTTCCGCAGCAGTCATGACACTGTCCATTGCCCATCGCCCACTCTTTGTCACGAAGGTATTTCAAGGCCACATTCGTGCTCATAAAGGCTCCTTCTTCTCTGCGGTTATCCCACCTCTCGCGGTGTCCAGTCCCTCTGCTTGAAATGCCTCCACCACCACCTCCGCCGCCCGCAGCAGCTCCTCCTTCCGCTCCCACGTCATCACCGCCTCCGGCACCTTCGTCACGATCTGCCGCCGGTAGGTTCTGAAAATGCGCCACACCTGCACCGCCTGCTTTTCCGTGATCTCCTCCGGCAGTTGCCGCATGAATTTCTTGTCCCAGTGCCCCACCGAAAACGTCACGCAGCGCCGGATGGCCTTCACCATCTCCGCCTCGTCCGCCGTCATCGGCCGCCGCACCACCTGCCGCGTCTTCGGCAACTTCGCCATCTCCACACACCCCGGCACCACCGGCCTCTCCGGCCCGGCTTCCAACGTGAAACTTGAAACTTGAAACTCCAAACTCACGCCTCCCCCCTCGGTTTGCTCTTGAACGCCCTCTCCCCCAGCGCCGACGCCAGCGCCGGGCCTTCCAAATCCGCCGGAATGCGCCACTCCTTCGGCGGCCACTCCCCGCGCCTAAACAGGCTCCACGTCATCCGCCGCTCCCACCCCGTCCGCCCCGGCATCATCTCCACCGTCAGCCCGCGATGCACCCCCGGTTTCATGCCTGGTTTCATGGCCGTGGCCCTCTCCTTCGCAGGAGCCGGTTTCATCGCTGGTTTCATGGAAACGCGGACACTCTTGTCCGCCTGCTTCCTCTGCCGATGCCTCCAGGTCTTCACCGTCCCCACCGGCAGCGCCAGAAACGCCGCCGTCGCCCGCAGGGACATCCCCTTGTCCAGGCATTCATCGACCAGTGTTTTCCAAATGGCGGCTCGGGCTTTCATGATGATTCGTTAGCAGGAAACTGAGAACTGAGAACTGGCGTTTCCATCACGCAACCCTCCCCAGGTTTTGTTGCGACTGTTGCGACTCAAACGGCACCACGTTGGCAGGCAGCGGCATCGCAGACAGCGGACTCCTCACCCGTTCGCCGTCGCCATGGACGTAGATCATCGTCGTGTTCAGGATGGCGTGGCCCAGCAGTTCCTGCACATCACGCAGCCAGTCAATATACGAACCAATGTGCTGACAGTAACTCTGTTCCGTGGTGAGCGCGTAATGCTTCCTGCGAAGGAGATCGACGCATTTTTGCAATGTAGCACGAGCGGATGGAGAGCGCGTTTTCATCGGGGTTAATCGGCGACTTTTGTTTGAGAATCAGTGTTCTCATTCCTTCGGGCGCTTCTTGGCCTTCGGCGCTTCCGAGCAGCGGACTTCGCCGCGAGCGATGCGCAGGATGAGCCTGCGCCATGATGGCCGGTCGGAGTAAATTGACGACGTGGCAGCGGCCACTTCCGTGAGCCGCTGCCAGTCTGATTCTTGGAGTTCGAGAGATTCACGTTTCATGCGGCTGCGACGAAGAAGAAATGACGGTCATCGAGACCGGCGCGGTGGCCGTTTTGCAGCAGCCATGCGAGCATTCCATTGCTGCGGGTTTCGTTGTCGATCACGAAAGCCTCGAACACTTCGGCCCACCCTCCCGATGGGGAGGCAGGATTGATGAGCTTACCGAGCTTGCCGCCGCGAGTCATGCCGTCGGCTTGCGGGCAGGCTTTGCGCAGTTCACGCATTTTCTCAAGAGCCGCAGCGGCGGCTTCTTGTCCGCCATTTTCGCCCTTGAGCCATGCCCAACGGGCATCACGTTCTGCTGCTGCTTTTGCTTTCGACTCGGCCGCCATCGCAGCGAGATGATCGCTGTGTTCTTTTGCGGTCGCGAAGCCTGCTGCGTTGGCTTTCTTGAGTGCCTCCGCCGCACGTTCAGCGCGGACTTTTTCACGGCGGACGCTGATTGTTTCTTCAAGCAGCGCGGTCACTCGGCTCCTGATCCAGCTTGCTGAACTGTCTTCGCCAAACGATTGCTCCCAGATCATTTCGCCGTCTGCGTCGTAATAGCGAGCGGCGACTCCGAATGGTTTTTCATCATCGGCGGGGCCGATGTGGATTTCAGCGACGCCGTTTTTCTTCATCAACCCCTTGGTGCCTGCGGGCAGGGATTTGAGGTCTTTGAGGCCAGCATAGTTGTTCCAGCCGGAGCCGTTGCGGATTTCGATGGTGTGTTTCATGTCAGTGTGCTTTGAGCAGTGGCCGGGAACCGCCCGGCGCGGTGTCCTCGATTGAGAACACGACCATTAAACCACAACCTAGCTAGGTTTTCAACGGCCAAAGTGAAATTATTTTTCGGCGACATAGACCACGGAATGAGAACTAGCGGCTGGAGGCAACCTACGGTGCCTCAGCCTTGTCGTTCTGCGTAACCGCATAATCGTATAATTCTCCGCCATCCAAGAGGCGACCCTTTGCCGCCTCAAGAAAACAAATGATGTCGTGACACGCTGCGTTGTAAGCAACGTGACGCAGGCTTCCCGCCCTATTGTTGCAGGTGTAAATTGCGTAGTCGAGCGCGTCCAACGCAGAACACGGCACGGCAGCCACCCCCATAGGGCCGTCTGTCGGAGGTTGAGAGTCTGCCGCTTCGGCGGCGGGTGTTGGTAGTGGAGAGTCCATCGTGTTTATGCCCTATGGGGTTGCTGCGTTTTATCGGTTCAGGCTTTTCTCGATCTGTGCGAGTTCGTTACTGAGGCGGCCATGTTCGGAACGCTCGGCCTCCATTCTATCCATGATGATCTCGACAATAAAGCCCGAGCCGATCTTGAGTGCATCTTCTCCAAATATCTTCATCACCTCGCGAGCTATTTCGATGCGCTCCAATCTGGCTCCGATGGCAACTGCTCGTCTCTCCAGCCGTCCACGCCTCCACGCCCGAAAAGCCTGAACAAAACGGTGAAGCCAAGCCATTCGCGGCAGGGCTGTCACAGGGTCAATATCAAAGGCGCTCATGGCTGGTTTACCTCCGCGTTCGCGCTCAGTCTAGGCATGTGCGTTGCCTTCTACCCTGCATGAAGCGCAAGGCGTTTGCGATGTATCGCATCTCCGACACAGCCAGCGTGATCTTACCTCCATACTGTGCATTTAGCGAGCCATCCCACAGGTCGCAGTTCAGATCAGCGGAGCAAGCGTTCTCAAAGTCAGACACTCGCATCAAGCGCGAACCAGGCACTGCACGGTCAACTGCCGGGGCGCTGGGTGTTTTGGATGCTTTTTTCTTAGCCATAGAGTCAGTGTGTTTGAGGTTGGTTTCCGCCCCCGGCAGTGCCGTGAGCTTGGTCGTTCAGCCAAATCGTTTCGGCGCGGTGATTTTACCCATCCCACTGTTGGTTCCGGTGCAGTCGTGATCGGTAGCGGCGGCATTTTCCCCGTCCTTTGAGCTTCGGCGGCCATCTTTAGCAGCGTGATCGTTTCTGGCTCCAGTCCGGCAAACTCTGTGAGGTCTTCGATTTTTGTGATTAGTGGGTCCATAGTGATTCGGGGCTAAACCCGGCACTGGTGCCAACCGCTGGGGCGGTTGGGCTTTTGGGTTTAGTCGGATGCACCGAGCGCCCCAGCGGTCGGCACAGTTTGATTGTTCTCACTCAGCATTTCGCGCTTGAGTTGTTGTCTGGCACGTTTTTTCAAGGCGCGTTTGGCGTTGCGTATTTTCTCTTTCGCCCCAGGCCTGGACTCGCAGTATTGAGTTTTGTCGGCGATGAAGCGTCCGTTCGGTGATCGCCCTTGCATTCCCAAACTGTGACGGCCTGCATGGGACTGCGTGGATAGTTCAGGCGGAGATCCGCCGCATTGTCTGGCGTAAGGTTTCACTCCGCTTTCCGCCGCCTCCTCGGCTTCTCATACACCACATCCTGCCGCGCCATTTCGCCGCCCGCGCCTGCGGCGGGTGCGCCGCCGCCGGTCCCGGACCAGTGCGCTGTCGGTAGCGGGACAATGGGCGCAGCCGAGGCCAGGGGTGATCGCGCTGTGGGGCCGGTTTCGCAGGAAGTTGCAGTCGAGACACTTGACGAGGGCGGGCAGCACTCATTTCCAACGGTATCGGCATCTTGATTATTGCTGATAAACAAAGTTTTGGAGGTTTCCTCCTCCAAATGCTCACGGATAAGATGCAGCAGGTAGTCCCGCACCGTGGGAAAGCCCGCCGAGGACGCCAACCCTTCCAGCTTGTGCCAGTCCCCCAGCGTCAGCTTGAGCGACCAGAAGTGCTTCGCCTCCTCCTTCACCGTGTCCTCCTGCCCGCCGCCAAACGGCATCTCGCCGTGGATGAGCAGACGCAGGAGCATCTGCACCGGTCCGGGGATCTCCTGCCCGTTCTCCCAGCGGTTCACCGCCGAGTGTGAAACGCCAAGCATTCCACCAAGATCGAGCTGGGAAAGCTTTCGGCTTTCGCGCCAGCTCTTCAATGAAGTTGCGTCGATTGTCATGGGTGCAAAATGCACAAAATCGCAGAATATGCAAATAAAAGTTGCCAACCCGAGCCGCCTGTGCGAAAAACACAGAGCAGCACGATATGCACATACCAGCAAATCACCGCCCATCAATCCAGCCAAAGACAGCCATGAGAATGGCATACGTCACGAGAACGGCGAAAAACAATCCCAGCGCCCACAAAAGCGCCCGCTGCACCACCCAGGCCCAATGCCTCAGCATTTCGACAACAGGCTCCCGGTTGTCCCAACATTTCAGCAGGACTCCCAGCAGCAAATACAAGGGCCAGAACGCCACCGTCAGCAGCAAAATGATGCCGCAAGCCGCGGCAAATCCAGCCATCACGCTGGCCGCCTGTAAATACACCACAAAGGTCACAAACACTCCAAGCGCGACGCCCAGAATGGCAACCACTGCCCCGACGATTTTCTCGATCCCGTCTTTCATAGCGCCCCCACCCTGAACCCGCAACCACCCACCCGCAACATGGAAAAACACCCCGCTCCCGCCGCCTCCCCGCCTGACCAGGACGACGGCATCGTCCTCCTCAAGCTCAACACCCGCAACCTCCCCGCCGATCTCCGAGCCGACCTGGAGGCCAACGCCCACCTCCAGCGCACCACCCCCGCCGGCCTGCTCGCCAAGCTCATCAGCCGCAAGCTCACCCACGCCGGCATCACCCTCGAACCCGCCTGACCCGTGAAACAGGCTGCCAGCCTGTCCTCAATCCACACCCGCCATGCAAGACCCACTTCCCACCCTCGAAGATTATCACCACGCGTCCTTCCTTGAACACACCCTGCAAAGCACGCCGCATGCGGTTTACCTCGTTAAAAATAACAGATCTGGTCATGTGCTGGCCAGTGTCGCCGCATGGCTGCCTATCGTCCTGGAGGAAGCTGACCCACAGGCATTGGAAAACTGTCTCACCGCCATTGAAGAATCAAACCTCACTGAACCCAACCTCCCAGAAACCAAAGCTGCCCTCACCGCCTACGTCGCTTACGTCCGCGCAGCTATGACCGCTGCCCGCGCAGCTATGACCGCTGCCCGCGCAGAAATGAAGGACGGTGCCCTCTTGCCCGCCGAAGAATCAATTCTCGCCGCCCTGCGCCACCTTGTCAAAAACGCCGCCCCGCAGCCCACCGGCGGCTTCTCCCCGGACGATGTTTCCATGCACTGCAACCGCACCGCCGATGAGGTCCAAGATTACCTCTACGCCCTCACCGACCGCGGCCTCGTGCGGAACATCGAGGCCGACGGCAACCCTTGGGACACCCACTACCTCCCCGCGTGAAACAGGCTGCCAGCCTGTCCAGCCCCACCCGCACCATGACCACCCTCCAAACCTTCACCTTCGGCACGCAAAACGTCCGCACCGTCATCGAGGACGGGCAGGTCAAGTTCGTTATGCACGATATATGTAACGCTTTAGGCCTTACCAACCCAACCGAAGCCGCGAAAGGTCTAGCCGAAGATGAGCGCGGTCTAAGTATTACTGAGACAGCCGACGGCAAGAGAACCGTGGTCACCATAACCGAGTCCGGCCTCTACACTCTCGTCTTCAAGTCCCGCAAGCCCGAAGCCCAGACCTTCCGCAAATGGGTGACCAGTGAAGTCCTCCCCACCCTCCGCCGCACCGGCACCTACACCGTCGTCCCAGCCCCTCCCCCGCCGCCCTTCGACCTGCCAAAGACCTTCTCCGAGGCCCTCCGCCTGCTGGCCGACTCCTGCGAGCAGGCCGAGGCCCTCAAACTCCAGGTCGAGGCCCAGCGCCCCGCCGTCGAGTTCGTCGAGTCCTACGTCCAGACCGAGGGCACCTTCGGCCTGCGGGAGACGGCCAAGCTGCTCGGCCTGCCCCCGAAGCAGTTCACCACCCGCCTTGAGAAGCAGCGCCTCTGCTTCCGCGAAGGCGGCCACCTCCAGCCCTACGCCGAGCACCTGCGCGACGGCTACTTCACCGTCCGCACCGGCGAGGCCCACGAGCACGCCTTCACGCAAACCCGCATCACCCCCAAAGGCGTCGAATGGCTCCGCCGCCGCCTCAACCTTCCCGCCCAAACCTCCACCGCCACCAACATCCTGCAACTCACCGCCTGACCAACCGCGAACAGAGAACCGCGAACAGAGAACCGAGAACAGAGAACAGAGAACCGAGAACAGAGAACCGAGAACCGAGAACAGAGAACAGAGAACCGAGAACCGAGAACCGAGAACCGAGAACACCCCATGCAACTCCCCCGCGACACCTGCCCCATCGTCACCCACCTCCGAGGCATCGACCTCAACCGCCACCTCGACCTTCCCCACGGCAGCCTCACCCCCGGCTGCTCCCCCGAGCCCCGCTGGCGCATCGAAGCCCGCCAGGACGCCGAAGACACCGCCCGCATCATCAAATACGCCGGCATCGCCTTCTTGGCCTTCACCGCCCTCACCTACGCCGCCCACCTCCTCGGCTGGCTTCCCATCCCATGAGCCTCACCACCGTCCAAACCGTCCACCTCATCGGCGGCCCGCTCGATGGCGAAGACATGGACGACGTTCCCGCCCACTGCATCGAGATCTACGCCGACACCGACCACCCCGCCCCCCGCCAACCCTACCGCTACAACCCCTACGCCACCGCCCTTTTCGGCAAAACCTGCTTCACCCATCACACCCTCAGCTACGACCTCCACGCCCGCTAATCCTCCCAACCATCGCAAACCACAGCAAACAACGCAAACCACCGCCAACACCATGAATAAACTCGCCCCCAGCAAACAAGCCGAGCAATCCCTCGACATCCAGACCATCGAAGTCCCCGCCGATCTCCGCCCCACCACCATCGCCAGCCCCGCTGTCGTCGCCCTCTGCCGTCTTGAAGGCGGTGGCTTCATCGAAGAACTCGGTGCCACGCTCCTCGAAGTCGCCGCCGCATCCTACAACCTCACCAAAAAAGGCGAGGTCACCATCAAGCTGAAATTCAGCCCCAACGGTGCCCGCAAGATGGGCATCACGGCCAGCATCTCCAAAAAAGTGCCCCAGGAAGAACGCGCCGACACCACCCTCTTCGTCACCCCCGACGGCCAGCTCCTCGCTCACGACCCCGACCAGCAGCGCATGGACCTCCGCGTCGTCAAAACCCACGATGTCGAAGCCCGCCGCGTCATCGACGTGGAAGAAGAAACCCCCGCCCGCAAAATCGCCTAATCCCCCAACCAACAACAGTAAACCACCGTCAACAACGTCAACTCCCCACCCACCACCCCATGAAACCCATCGACATCCTCCACAACCCCGACCTCACCACCGAAGCCGGCGTCGCAGCCGCCCTCGCCCTCTCCCACCGCGATCCCTCCCAGGCCCGCATCACCGAGGAGCGCGACTACCTCCCGCCGCTCCTCATCGCTCCCCAGGACATCACCCTGGAGTCCATGGAGCGCTTCATGCCCGCACCCCTGCGGCCGCAGATCCACATCGCGCTGCACACCGCCCGCGACCTCCACGCCTACGTCATCGCGCAGACTGTGCGCACCTCGACCGACAATAAAGCAACTGTCGCCAACCCTGACCTGCCCGTGATTTTCGCCGACCGCGACAGCATGACCATCAAAGCCTTCCTCGACTACCACCACGCCGGCAGCGACGCTCGCTGGCTCAACCACACCGCCAAGGTCGCCTTCAAAAACTCCCACCAGTTCGACCGCTGGAAGAAGGTCAACAACCAGCACATGACCCAGGAGCAGTTTGCCCTCTTCCTCGACGAGGTCATCCACGACATCGCCACCCCCACCGGTGCCGAGGTGCTCTCCTTCGCGGAAAACCTCGAAGCCACCTCCACCCAGGTCTTCAAAGCCGCCGTGAAGCTCGCCTCCGGCGAAACCAACTACACCTTCACCGACGCCCGCGAAGGCGATGTCTCCACCGCCATCATCGACCGCTTCACCATCGGCATCCCCATCTGGCAGGGCGGGGAAAAAGTCGCCATCGAAGCCCGCCTCTTCCACCGCATCGTGGACAACAAAGACAAGGAAGGCAACTGCACCGGCACCAAGAGCCTCCGCTTCTGGTTCGCCCTCCGCCACCTCGACGAGATCATCGACAAACTCTTCGAGGAGGAAGTCACCTTCCTTCGCACCGCCTTCGAGAACATCGCCCCCATCTACTCCGGCACCGCTCCCAGCGCACCCGAACCCCTCTCCCTCGGCATCTGAAACCACCGCCAACAACGCCAACAACAGCAAACCACCGCAAACACATCCCATGAAACACATCCTCCCCCTCCTCATCCTCGCCGCCCTCACAAGCTGCCAGAACCCCGCCACCACCCAGAAAGCCGTCGCCATCGGCGATCTCGGACTGCGTGTCCTCGTCGCCAAGAAAGTCCTCAAGCCCGAGGACGCCGACCTCGCCCGCCAGACCGGCCAGATCCTCATCACCCCGGCCGCGCCCGAGATCACCCTCGTCAGTCCCGAGCCCAGCAAGTAACCCTCGCCGCCAAACCGGCCCGGTGTGTGGCCCCGAGCACAATCGCAAACCCGGCAGCTAGCGCCAGGTATCGGGGCACCCAAACCACCGTTCAGCCACAGTAAACCACGCCAACATTCCGCATTCCGCATTCCGCATTCGTCATTTCCCCCGCCCATGACCGCCGCCGACCTCCTCGCCAAAGCCCGCACCTGGACCCGGCCCGCCACCCCGGCCCGCTCCAAACTCGCCTACGCCAGCGTCGATCCCACCATCGACTACCTCGCCGACCAGGACTGGCCCGCCGTGCGCATCAAGGACGCCATCGCGCAAGAAAAAAAGCTCACCGAGGCCGAGGCCCGCCGCCTCTACTACCACATCACCAAACGCCTCGCCAAACGCCGCCCCGCCTGACCCGTGAAACAGGCTGCCAGCCTGTCCTCAATCCACCCCCCCGCCCCCATGCCCACCTACACCACAAGCCGCGACTACGACCTGCTCCTGAGCCTGATGCCCCACCACCGCATCGTCTGCTTCGTGGACTACCGATTCCACGGCGATCTCAGCAACCTTCCACCCTGCCGCGACGTGTGTGCCACCCGCTACGAGCCAGGCAAGCCTGAAAGCATGTGCCAACCTTACCTCGCCGCCCAGTCACGTGGCATCTGCTACGCCGGCGGCCTTCGTTTGAGCCCGGACGAGTTCAAAAAACACTGCGAGCGGATCAACCTCGAATTCATCCTTCCAACCTCCCAGACACCACCGTCAACCACCGTTCAGCCACAGTAACCCACGCCAACATTCCGCATTCCGCATTCGTCATTTCCACCACCCATGCCCTCCTGGATCAAAATCCGCGCCGACCTTGAAAGCGACCCCCGCGTCCACCGCATGGCCGCCCACATCGCCAAATCCGCCCCCGGCTACATCCTCACCTACCAGTCCAAGGACTTGTTTGGAAGCGTGACGGACACCGTCACGCGTAACGCCCTGCGTGACGTGACGGTGATGGGCCTGTCACGCGTCTGGTTCGCCGCCAACGACCACACCACCGACGGCGTCTTCCGTCACGCCGATCTCTCCTACCTCGACGACCTCGCCCACATCCCCGGCTTCGGGGCCGCCATGGCCTCCGTCGGCTACGCCATCCACGACGCCGAAGCCCACACCGTCACCCTCCCCCGGTTTGTGGAACACAACGCGCCCGACAAAAACGGCGAGCGCAGCAAGACCGCCGCCGCGAGGCGTCAGCAGCGCCTGCGCGACCGGCGCAAAGCCGCTGAGGAACAATTCCAGGAAGCACCGTCACCCTCCGTCAACGCCGCCAACACGGTCAACACCCCCCGTGACGCCGTAACGTCACGCGTCACGCCCCCCGTCACGCAACATCACGAGGAGAATAACGTAACGCCCTCTTTATCTTGTTCTTCATCTATCTCTGACTCTGACTCTGACTCTGACTCTGAACGGAGCGCGGACGCCCCCGTCCGCATCCGGCTTTCCGCCTCAGACCCCAACTCTACCCTGTCACGCATCAACCGCCAAAAGGCCAGGATTGACGCCGTCTGCGACGAATGGAACCAGCTAAAACTCTGGGGATACGAGGACGAAAGCAAAGTTCTTCAGCATCTAGCCTCGCTCGAAGCCGTGACCGACCAGCAATGGCAACTCTTACGCTGGTTCGCGCAGTGGATCGACTCGCCCGCCAACCAAAATCAAAACAACCCCGAGCGGCTCACCGCAAAAAAAGGCGTCTTCATCGACGGCCTCGACGGCATCATCAAACGAGCGACCACCACTTGGAAACTTTGCAAAAAGCCCCGCCTCGGCCCTCCCGTCGTGAAACAAGCTGCCAGCCTGTCCACCCGCGCAAACACGACCCCGCCGACCCCCGCCGCCAACGAAAACGCCTTCCTCGGCCTCCTCGCCGCCCAGGGCGGTAAAATCCCCTCCCACCTCGCCACCGTCGCAACAAACCCCGCCGCCGCATGAACTGCCCCAATGACACCGACCAGGACGGCAACTGCCACCTCTGCCACCGGCTCCTCTCCGGCTGCTTCCTCCACGACATCGCCCCCTGCGTCCCCGCCGATCTCGCCCCGCGTGACGACGACGGCTCCCTCATGCCGGAAACCGGCCTCAACGCCCTGCCACGCAGCTTGATGTCCTCCAACCACGGCCTCCATCACCACCGCCGCCCCGCCTCCCACCCGCACGCCACCACCCACTGCCACGAACTCGGCATCCCCTTCGCCGATCTCCCCATGTGCCAATAACCTCACCACCGGCACTCCTGCTCGTCCTCCTGCTTCTACTCTCCCCATGCGCTCCTGGACCCCCTCCAAAGTCGAAGAAGTCATCTCCGCCCTCTGGTTCATCGTCGCTTTTTGCGCCCTCGAAGCAGGTTGTCCACGCTGGCTGTTTGTGCCGCTCTTCATCAAGGCCGGGCTCGACAGCATCGACGCCATCCGCATGGCTGGGCGGGAATGGCAGCAAGAAAAACAACCCGCTTCCCCTCCAGAAACCTGACCTTCGTCATTCCTCATTCCTCATTCCTCATTCCTCATTCCTCATTCTACCATGCTCACCCCCGCCACTCTCCTCGCCCTCCGCGGCGGCCAATGCCACCGCTGTGAGAAAACCCTCGGCGTCTACCACGCCTACCCCGTCACCGATCCCGCCACCCTCCTCAACCTGCTCACCGAGCACCCGCCCCACTGCCGCCAGTGCGCCACGGAGATCACCGAGGAACCGCCGCTCAATGGCGACCTCCAGCACATCGCCGCCGTCATCATCGTCAAGGCCAGCGGCCTTGGCATGCCCACCGGCCGTCTCATCAAACTGCACCCCGAGGACAAGGCCACCTGGTTCATCCAGCTTTTCACCCCCGCCCAGATCATCGTCAGCCACGTCTCTCACCGCCCCGCCGCCCGCGCTGTGATCGTGCGCCCCGCCACCAACGAGGAGGCCCTGGCCTGGCTCACCCCCGCCATCGAGGCAGCCAGCGCCAACATCGCCCCCGGCACCGACGAATACCGCGAACTCCTCCGCCACCTCGCTTCCCTCCAGCGCCACCTCCCCAAACCCCTCCCACCCTCAAAACCCGCCTCCTAAACCACCGTCAACAACGTCAACCAAGTCAACAACCGTCAACCCTACACAGCACCATGCAGCCCACACCCCTCGCCACCGCCTTCCCGAAACTCGCCGCCCTCATCGACGCCGAGCGCCCCCTCATCTCCGCCGCCCTGCTCGACATCCTCGTCACCCACATCGGCGACGACCACATCCTCGCCGAAGTCACCACCCCGCACAGCTACGACATCCTCACCAGTCCATCCCAGCACGACTACCTCAACCGCGCCCTCTCCAAGCACTGGGACCGCGAGGCCAGCGTCGCCCTCACCCTACACATTCCTTCCATCCCACCACCCCCGGCCAACAAGCGCACCCGCACCACCAACGCCCTCACCTTCACCGAACGGGCAACCCTGCAATACTGGATGCAGCAGGCCGATAATGAAGCCTACGTCGCCACCGAGTCCGACAACGCCGCAGCCATCAAAGCCACGCAAGACCTCGCCGAGAAAGCCATCACCATCACCGCCGGCAACATCGCCAGCATGCGCAAGATCCTCGGCATCGACAAGGTGAAGCCCGCCAAACCCGCCGCCGAGCCCGCGCACAACATCGACCTCGCGGCACTCCAGGCCAAAGTCATCGAGCACGGCATCCAGCTTGATCCCCTCAAGGACAACGACCTTGCCACCATCCTCTCCGGCCTGCGCAACCACCTCCTCAAACTCGAAGAACGCATCGAAACCCTCGAATCCGCCAACAACTGAGAACCGAGAACAGCGAACCGAGAACCCTTAAAAAAGCATGCGCGACCACAACGACACCCACCTCTCCGGCCACCTCACCGCCGACCCCCGGCCTTTTGTCACCGACACCGGCGAAGGCTGCGACTTCACCCTCGCCGTCGCCGACCAGTGGCGCGACAAGGACAAGCAGCTCCAGGAGCGCACCGACTTCATCGGTGTCGTCTGCTACGGCCCCGTCCGCGACCGCGCCATGAAGCTCACCAAAGGCGACCGCATCCTCGTCACCGGCAAGCTCCGCAACGAGGACGTTCCCAAGGCCAACGGCAAAACCGAAACCAAAACCAAGCTCCGCGCCGCCACCCTCGAAACCCTCCGCCACATCCTCCTGTCCTGATCCCCGTCATTCCACATTCGTCATTCCACCTTTCCCACCATGCACCACCTCCTCTACCACGCCAACTGCGCCGACGGTTTCGCCGCCGCCTGCATCGCCCGCCATGCCTTGCTCTCACAAGGAGTCGCGCTCGAACACATCAACCCGCAGCCCGTCAATTACGGCGACCGCGACCAAATGCCGCTCGGCGCTGACCAGGTGCTCTACACCGGCGACACCCTCACCTACCTCGACTACACGCCCCCGCAAAACGTCATCGACCGCTTCCTGGAGGACTACCCGGACAACATCATCCCCCTCACCATCATCGACCACCACGAGAAAGCCTCTCCTTTGCACGGGTACTCTCCTGGCGACACCCCCCTGTTTAGACACAAAAAATCAATCCCGCCTTTCAAGTCCATTTTTAGCTTCATCCATTCCGGCGCAGGGTTGACATGGAAACACTTTTTCCAAACCGCCGACACAAGCCCAGCCACCTCTTTGATCGAATGGCGGGATCTCGGCCACGCCTTCCAACAGCCGGATCACCCACTGTCCACCAAGGCGCTCAATCTTCACGCCTACCTCTTCCGCTGCATTCCGCGAGAATTCGGTGTTTGGTGGAAGTTGCTGTCTGGCAATCCCCTCAATCACAACCCATCGTTGATCGAGGCCATCGCCATCGGTGCCCGCCTCCGCGTCGCCGACGGCTGCATCATCGCCAGCGCCGTCAACGCCTGCCACTGGCTCGACTTCTCCCAGCTTCCCAACTTGGAACTTGGAACTTGGAAGTTGAAACGCATCCCCGCCGTCAACGGCCTCGACACCGGCCTCATCTCCGACGCCTGCACCGAGCTTCTCCGCGCCTACCCCGACACGCCCTTTGCCGCTTCCTGGTTTATCCATCCTACCACCGGGGCCGCCGTCTATTCCCTCCGCAGCCGCCAGTTAGGCCACCCGCACGGTCACGTCAACGTCTCCGAAATCGCCGCCGCCATGGCCCCCGGCGGAGGCGGCCACCCCTGCGCCGCCGGCTTCCAAACCTTCACCCCGCTGCCCTTCGCCTCCTAACCGTCCCTCCGGTCAATCCAGTCCATCACGTCATGAAATCTCCCGCGCCGCCAAATTCTCCCAGGTCTTGGATCAAGACCCTCATCAAATCACCCTACGGACGCGTCTGGGCTGACCCATACCATCGACCAAACTGGCGCGATTCCTCCCACACCACGCCACGCCGCAGTTAACCCCCATGCCGCCAGAAGAATTCACCATCGAACGCGCTGAGGCCCCGCCCATCATCGGGCGTGGCAGCCCTAAATCAGACCTGCGGCTGAAACTGGAGCAGTTGCAGGAGGGTGAAGTGCTCCGCTGGAGGCCAACCCAACCGCACGCACGCTCCAAAGCCTACCACACAGCCGCCGCCGTCGCCACCCTGACCGGAGCCACCTTCAAAGTACGCAAAGAAAATGGCGGCTACGACATCTACCGCATCCCCTCCTCACCCACACCGACTAAACACCCATGATCTGCGACCTCTCCCTCGAAGCCCTGCTGCGTTTCGCACGCCTCAACCGCCGCATGCAGGTCGGCTTGCTCAACATCCCCGGCCTCACCACCGAGCACCTGGCTCCCATGGTGGCCGCAGGCTGGCTCAGCCAATCCAAGGCCTCCCCCGATCCGCGCCGCGCCCACAGTCCCTTCTACGAGATTACCGACACCGGCCATCAAGTCATCGACCGCCTCACCGCCCACCTCCGCACCCTCCTGCCACCACCATGAGCCGCCCCAAAAATCTCTCCAAAACCAAACTCCTCCGCCGCCAGTTGCGCGAGTCCGAAAAGGAGGCCCAAACCCGTTACGACGCCATCAACCGCATCGTCAGCGAAAAACAGCGGCAGATAGAATCCCTCAAGAGCCGGCTGTCCTCCATCGGCGTCACCTCCGTTCATGAGACTCCCCCAGGAGAGGTCTATTGCGTCGCGGTCCAAGTGGACCGCCGCGCCATGGCCGGACTCAAACAACCCGGACACTTCCTCGCAGAACTTGCCAACCAGCTCTTTACAAAACTCGTGCGTGAAATGCCCGAGCTGTCAGGCCCCGTGCCCCAACTTTTCTTCGGCAAGATGCGCAATCTGCCCACCACCGAGCGCAATGCCAGACTCAGGCCGTTCTACGAGGCGCTCCGTCTCCGCGTTTACAACGACCACTCCACCGGCACCGGTGGCTGTTATCCCTTCATCACGGACCCAGACACCAGCGAGCTTTACGAAACCTTCTGCCGCACTTTGTCCTTCCGCTCCTTCTGCCGCTTGCTCGAACTCCTCGAAGAACACGCCCACCTCATCCATCCCTGACATTCCGCATTCGTCATTCCCCACTCCCCGCCATGCCCGCCATCTTCAACGCCGACGACCGCCGCCGCCACCGGCTCTTCAACGGCCCTCAGTTTGACCCCACCCAGGCCGCCGCCAAGGCCGGCATGCCCTACCACGCCCGCCGCAGCGTCAAAACCGACGGCGGACGCGTCCTCATGCCCGACGACTTCATGCCCATCGGCGACCATAGCGGCAAACACCTCCGCGCCGTCCCCACCGACTACCTCCGCTGGATCGACGCCCAGCCATGGGCCGCCACCTGGCGCGAATGGCAGCCCGTGCGCGACTACCTCTCCCGCTTCCCCCTGCCACCCGCGCCCCTGCCGGAAATCACCCTCACCGTCGATGCCGTCCGCATCCACCCCGGCTCCAAAGGCATCTTCCGCGAGGGCGCGTCCCGGCTCTACGTCACCCAGGACGACCACCTCCCCTACCTCCACGCCTTCGCCCACGGCGCTCTCGACCTCTGGCGGCAGTGGTTTCGTCCCGCAGACGCCACCGCCCCGCCTCACTATCTCCTCACCCCCGCCGCTCAAAAAATCGCCCTCGACCTCGGGGCCAGCCTCGTCAGCACCCGCGCCGCAGCCGCCGACGCCGACGACTGGCGCAAAACCCACGGCCACGCCACCGCCGACAATCCCGCCGGCCCCCAGTTCCATCGCGAGATGCCAGACGGCACCACCCAATGCACCAAACACTGCTACGGCACCCTCAAAGAAGCCCAGACCGCCATCAACCACCGCACCCAAGGCCGCCAACCTCGCCGCAACACCCGCCCCGCCTACCTCCGCGCCTACGAGTGCCCCCGTTGCAGCTTCTGGCACCTCACCTCCAAACCCGACCAATTCGCCGAATAGAACCACACACCCCCGCCCCCATGTCCGTCACTCGCTACCCTCTCGCCTGGCCTACTGGCTACCAGCGCACCACATCGCGCTCCAACGCTCAATTCGGCACCATCAAAAACGCTGGTGCATCTCAATGGAAAAACCGGCAGCGCCTCACCATTGCCGAGGCCGTGAAACGCCTCCAATCTGCGCTCGATGGCTTCAACAGCCGCACCCATTACGACCGCTGCCACGTCCCGGACGCTATTCTCTCCACCAACCTGCGCACCCGCCTCGACGGACTCCCCTCCAGCGGACAACCCGAGCCCGCCGACCCCGGAGCAGCCATCTACTTCCGCCTCGATGGCAAAGACAAGGTGATGTGCTGCGATAAATGGAGCCGCGTCGCCGACAACATCGCCGGCATCGCTGCCACACTCGATGCGCTCCGCAGCATCGAACGCTGGGGCGTCAGCGAGTGCAACCGCGCCTTCACCGGTTTTGAAGCCCTACCAGCTCCCGGTGATGTCCAGGCACGCACCTGTTGGACGGTGCTCGGTATTCCACCCACCCGCGACCCCGCCGTCATCGACGCCGCATGGCGCGACCGCGCCAAAGTCTGCCACCCCGACCTGCCCGGCGGCAGCCACGAAGCCATGAGTGAACTCAACACCGCCCGCGATCAAGCCCACACCGCCATCTAATCCCGTCAATGCGGTCAATCCTGTCACCCCTTCGTCACTTCATGAACGCCACCACACATTTCTCTTTCACTCCTCACCCCTTCCTCGGACGTTACGAATTGCACCTCTGGCAGCGACTCAGTCCCGACCGCGTCGCCATCCCAGAAACCACGGTCACCATGCGCTCGATGAAGCTGGAAGAAGCGCCTCAGACCTGCGACCCATGGCTCACCTTGGAACGTGCCGACCTCCAATCCCTCATCGACCAGCTCTGGCAGCTCGGCATTCGCCCCACCGAAGGCCACGGCTCCACCGGCCAGCTCGCCGCCACCGAGCGCCACCTGGAGCACACCACCCGCCTCCTCGACTCCACCCTCCAGACCGTCCAAAACGTCGTCAACGCCAGCCTCCTCACCACCCACAACCTCACCCTCAACACAGTCACTCCCGCCACACCAAAAGCAGACACCCCATGAAAACTGCCATTTACATTGAAGACGGCACCATCCAGGTGGTGCTCACCCCGGAAAACGAGTTCGAGAAAAACGTTGTTCACTCCCTCCAAGGCAAAAAACCCCAAACCAACGTGTTCATTGGCAGCTTCTACGACTGCCGCGGCGGGTGGGTGCGCCAATCATCGGTGCCGGACATTCTCGCCAACCCGCACGTTGGCCACCCTCTCGATGCAATGAAAAACGAGGACAAATCGCTCATTCTGCGCCTCAACACCCGCCCCCCAGACCAACCCGCCACCGAAAAAGCATGAAGACCATCGAATCAGAGATCCTGAAATTTGCCACGGAACAATGGGGTGAGAAGACCCTGGAGCGCCTCGCCGTCAAACTCGCCGAAGAAACGGGTAAAATCGCGGGCGCTGTCGTCAAAATTCCCGAACTCCGAGCAACCGCCGCCGATCTCGACCAGGAGCTAGGAGACGCACTGATTGTGCTGTCACAGTTCGCCGCGAAACGAGAAACAACGCTGGAAGCCCTACAAACACGTCGCTTCGAGCAGATCAAGGCCAGAAGCCTCAAACGTGGCTGCGCTGCGTGTGATCGCGGCGACTATCAGCTAGGAAACGCCCACTATTGTCCACAGAACACCCCCGAAGAAGCATGAACGCCTTCAAACTCAACATCACTCCCAAATGGGACCCAGAAACCCAAACCCTGCTTTTCGAGACTGCGGGCATGCTCCACGACATCCACCGTGAAATCGCCTGCTTCAAAGAGCGCTGCGTGCGTGAAAAATTGATTGAGTTGGGCTGGACACCTCCACCACCAGCTCCCGTCCTTGACGCCTGTTGTGGCTCTAAAATGTTCTGGTTCGACCGGCAAGATAGCCGAGCCGTTTTCGTGGACAACCGCCGTGAGACTCATGCTCTGCCAGACGTGAGCAGCGCGGGCGGGGTCCGCACTCTCGAAATCAATCCCGATATTGTGGCGGACTTCACCGAACTGCCGTTCCCTGCCGATCATTTTGCAATGGTTGTGTTCGATCCGCCGCATCTTGTCCGCGCTGGGAAAAAAGGATGGCAGGCCAAGAAATACGGGAAACTGGAAGGGGACTGGCGCGAGATGATCCGCCAAGGATTCACTGAGTGCTTCCGAGTCCTCAAGCCAGAGGGGACGCTGATCTTCAAATGGAACGAACATGAGGTGCCAGTGTCGCAAATTCTCGCGCTGACTCCTGAGCGTCCGCTCGTCGGTCAACGCTGTGGGAAGACAGCGAAAACCCACTGGCTCGTTTTCATGAAAAGCCCAGCGAGTGGGTCCAACCACCACTCATGGACCGAACGCGACCGCTGGTGAATTCGTCATTCCTCATTCGGGCTTCATCATCTCCTCTCACTCCCCCAGATCCCGCAGCATCGTCACCACGTCCCGCCGCGTAAGACCGCTCTCCACCTTGTCCGGCTTCACCCACACCTTGCCACCCTCCACGCGCCAGCCCACGCGCTCCACCTTCTTCATCGCGTCCGCCTTCTCCCGCTCCACGAGAAGCTGCGCGGCCCGGTTCGCAAAATAGGCCTTCTGCGCTTCTTCATCACGCACCACCACCGCGCCACTGTCCGACACCTTGAACACCTGCCGACGCTGCTCGTCGTTCATCTCCGCCACATCCACCAGGCGCACATCAAAACCGCGACCGCGCCGCACCACCACCGGCACCCGCTCGCGCAAATACCGCTCCTGATCTTCCAGCGGCAGCTTCCCCAGGCACGTCGCCGCCTTTCCGCCGATCATCACCAGTTGCGGGTGCAGCAAACCCTCTCCCACGCGGGTCAACCGCGCCCAAAACTCCCGCAGCGAGGGATTGCTCTGCGCCGCGATCTTCTCCCGCGACTCCACCGACAGCGCCACCCATTTGCTCGCCGCCCTCGCCAGCCGCTCCGCAGACAACCGCGCATCGTTCAAAATGTCCGCCAGCACCTCGCGCTCCGCCCGCGTGATGCCCTCCACCTCCAGTTCAATCGTTGTGATTTGGGTTGTGCTCATAAAATCGGTTATGTCGTCGTTACCTTGCCCAGCGCCGACGCCAGGGCCGCCTGCCGCGCCGCCCGGCGCTGTTCACGGCGCTGCGCGGTTCGGCGCTCCTTGTTCTCCGCCGCCCAGCGCCGCAAATACTCCTCACGCTCCGCCCGGCGGGTGTCCATCTTTGCCTCCGCCACCGCCGGCGCTTCCGAGCGCCGCAGCCCAAGCCGGAACTCCGCGTGGTAGTCACGCATGTACTCTCGGCGGGCATGGGGGTCAGCGATTGGCACGGGAGCAAGCTAGCCACTTGAGCAAAACGCGCAACTACGGCTTAATGTGTTGAACTTTGCGTTGAACCTCCATCATAAAAAAAGCAGCGTTCGCGCTGCATCCAAGGAAAATCAAGGCTTCCGGCCTCGTGGTGGCTCGGGACGGGATCGAACCGCCGACACGATAGAACCACTTAAAACACCCTCAACTCCAACCCCACAAAATACGCTCTACGCAGGGAAAATGCCCGTTTAGCTTTTTCAGTTGCGCGATTCGCTTATTTGCTTTCTGTTGAAGAATCAGCGGAACCACCGTTGAAGTTTGCGTTGAACATCATCCAACCCGCCCCCGCCAGATGAACTACACCGCCTCCATTCGCCACCACCCGAACAGTCAGTTCTGGCAGGCTCAATTTTGGGTTTACGACGCCAGCCAGGGCCGCTGGCGCAGGGTGATGAAATCGACCAAATGCAGCGAGGCGAAGACCGCCCAGAAAGTGGCCGATGAATTCCAGGCTGTCGCTTTTCGTGTGGCACCAGACCGCAGCACCGTCCGCCTCACACGCGAGGACGTGCTCGAAGTCGTGAACGACATCCTCAAAACCGCCGGACACCGCCCTGTGCTGGAAACCCGTCAATGGGACGAATACTCGCACGAATGGCTGGCGCTGCAAAAGTCCCGCATCGCCGCCCGCTCGCTGGAATCCTACGCCGGCCATGTCCGGCTGCTCACCCGATGGCTTGGTCCCGACAAAACCCGGCCGCTGAACCTCATGGACGGCGACACGCTCCAGGAATGGTATTTCGACATGATTGACGAGGGGCGGAAGCCCGCCACGGCCAACAATGCCGTCAAAACGCTCCAGGCCATCTTCGACCGAGCCCGTGCGGAGGGCTTCTGCCCGCGAAATCCGGCAGAGCTGGTGCTCCGCCAGTATGGCACCGCTGACATCCGGGAGCCGTTCAACACCGACGATCTCGCCAAGATCCTCGCTCACCTGCGGAGGACGAAGCAGACCGACTGGCTGACCGTCTGCCTGCTGGGCATTTGCACCGGACAGCGCCTCCAGGACTGCGCCGACGCCAAGCCGGAGGACTTCACCGCGGCGACCAAAAAAGAACCCCGCGTGTGGCACAACACACAGGGCAAGACCGGTAAGCTCCTCCACATCCCCATCGTGGAGCCGCTGGAAAGCCATCTCCGCACGCTTTCCTTGCGCCCAGGCGTGCCTTTGGCTCCCAGCCTGGCTGGAACGCCCACCGGAGGTAATGGGGGCCTTAGCGAGCAATTCAGCGCCATCCTGGACGCCGCCGGCGTCGTGCGCGAACGCCGCGAGAAAGACCCCACCTCCAAAGGGCGGGGATTCACCAACAAAACCTTCCACAGCTTCCGCCACACCACGAACACTTTGCTCGACGAGGCCGACGTGCCCTATGAAGTCCGCAAAGACATCACCGGGCACTCCAGCGCACGCCAAAACGAACGATACACGCACCGCTCCGCTTCAAAACTGGCCGCTGTCTTGCAACGTGCCATCTCCGCGACCGTGGCCTGATCACGCCACATACTTCCATGGACCAATTCGCACCCGCTGGATGGAGGCAGAGAGCCCTTTGAGCGGGTCGGGATTAACAGCCGCAGATTCGATCCAGCCAGTTTGCGCCCCCTTGGGCAGGTAGATGTCGCGAGCGTCATCGGTTGCGCCTCCTGGCAGCCCGCTGCCGTAGAAACCGCAATTGACGCGGAGCATGCAGTCTCCCGCGTTGCGCAGCCGAAAGCGTGTGCGGGTCGCCACCGCGCCATCTGCCTCGCCTGGCACCACGTCAAAATCCTGAGTCACAAAAGCGGCGACAGCGCCCAGATACTGAGAAAAAGCAATCACCCCTTTGCTGACATCCTCCCATGATTCACTCGGCCATTCCTGGGCGGAGCTAGCAATAGATCCATCCACCTCGATGGCTGCAATGGCATCAGGAATGATATCCTCAAAAGGAATAACCTCCTCCGAGTAGGACGAGCTAACAAAATCGCCGTAATCGAAGCCTGGGTCCTCATCCGACTCAAAAACCGGCGCATCGCAGGCGTCAGGCGGCGTCTCGCCAGCACCCCAAGCACGCACCACGCCGCTGGCGGTATTGCTTTCCACATACGAGCCGAGCGTGTAAATCTGCTGGGTTTCATTGCTGATCACCCAGTTTCCTGGGTTTTCAGAACTCTCCCCCAAATGGCAGAGGGTTGCATAACCTCGCGACACCTCAATGTCCCACTCAAGCCGGGCGGTGCCGAGGATTGGCTTGTCTTCGACCGGTGGCACTGGCAACCGCTCCAGTGTGTGAATGCCCCCGTAGCCATGAAGGCGCACCCCCTGGCCGGCACGAAGTTCCACTGGTTCTTCGGCGCTACCTTGGTCAGGCGTGGTGCCTGATTTATCCGACCGCCCCAAAGTCAGCACACCACCCGTGCCGGTGGCCTGCACCCCACTGATAGACTTCTTTTGGCCGTATCCCTGCATTTTCGTTCCCTTGCCTGCCCACAAGCGGCGCGGCTCGTTGAACAAAGCTCGCAAAGCAGGCAGCATCACGCGGAGGTGGTGAAGGTTCCGACTGGCCCATACACCCGCACTCCCTGGCTCGTCAGCGCCCAAGGCTTGTAGCTGTAAGCCGTGCTCGGCGTCAAACCCGTGACTGCCAAGGTAAAGGTTCCAGTCGTGCCGGAGGTGGTGGCAGAGGTGGCGGTGGAGTTGCCAACTTCTGGGTTGGCATCCTGTGCGGTCGGCGCATAGACCACGCCGCGACTCGTCACCACGGCATTGTCTTCTATCGCCACAGTGCCGCCCAAGGTTGCCCCCGTGCTGGTGATGCTGGCGCTGGTTGGCAAGGTGACACTCACAATCATGGGCCGCAAAGCCGTCACACGCCGACGCACCCAGCCACCGAGCACCTGACGCGGCCTGTCATCAATCACCAGCTCATCCGGCCAGTCCTCGTAATTGGTGGCTGTGTCCGAGAGGCTGGCGGTCGTGTAAGTGACAATGCCGATCTCGATGGCAGGGTTCAGTGGAACCGTGATGGAGATGGCTGGATGCAAGCATGAGTCCAAATTCAAGCTCCCCACCGAAAGCCAATACGGCCCATCCACCCCATCGTAGTATTCAAACCCGATTTCTTCATTGAGCCCGCGCTCGACCATCGGCTCATAAAGCGGGATCTCAAACGGCGTTGGGGAGAAAAACTCCTCAATTTTCACCCGCGTCGGCCCTTGATAGGCTTCTTTGTAGCGCGGACGGACAATGTAGGCATCATTTTCAGACCGCCTGTAGGCCTTGAGAGAAAGCAGCACTTTGGGCCAATACATGCTTGGCTCGGTTTCATAGTAGGTGCGGAACGGCGTCTGGGCTGTCTCACGCGGCAAATCTGGGGCAAAGTAAAACCGCCGTTGCAGCTCCCCGGCCTTTTCGGCGTGGACCAGCACATACTCATCCAAGGGGCTGATGACGTTGCACCCATGGGTGATCCAGGCGGGGCAATCGGCAAAGGTTGTCGGCGTCCCAAGGAAGTCTGGAATGTCCACATCCCGGTCTGTTTCACGCGCCAGCACCGTGAACCCGCGCTTCGTCGGGTCCGGCAGGTCATACCAGTCGAAATTCTTGCTCATGGCTGGAGCGTCGGCCAGCGCGGTCCGAAGGCCCGCACCGATCCGTGGAAAATCTTGTTCTTTCGCGGACGGCTCCCTTCCGTGTGGTCGAGGATGTCCCGAAACATTTGATGCACCTCATCAGATTCCATCTGTCCGGCAAAGGTGCTCAAGGTGATGCGAACCGACGAATCCCCCAACAGCACCGCCGGGTATTCCGGCCGTCCAATCGCCGCGCCGGTGATGAGCATGCCCTCACGGTCGCACCCGATGTCGTGCGCCAGCGCACCCGCACGGTGCAGGCCGTCGGGAGTGTAACCCATGAGGCCCCAGCAAAGACGGGGCACACTGGCCCCGTCAAATCCGTAGTGTTTCCGCGCCAGGATTAAAATGCCATTGTATTCCAGCTCCCAGTCGGACTGCACGCGATACCACGGCTTTCCCCACAAAAAGCCCGCGTCCCTGATAGGACGGACATCCGGTTGGTGGTCAGCCGTGATCGTGCGCATGGGGTTAGCTGGCCTGGGTGAAGGTGATGCCTGCTGCCACGCGGGAATGCGCCACCGCAAACCAAGAGGTGCCATCCGACCAGACCGTGACCATATCGCCTGCCACCGCCTGCCCATCGACGAAGCTAATGGTGTCATCCGCGGTGCCCGTGTCGCCGGCGGCGTCGGCAGCACAGACCTGCATGCCTTTGATGACGTTGGCGGAGCTGGTGGTCACCACGGTGTAGCTGGCTCCCGTCGGAGCCGCCGCCACAATGAACGTGTATCGCAGACCGACCTGCGGCGCGGGCAAAGTGCTGACGAATTCAGTGGCGGAGTTGAGCAGGAAGGTCTTGCCACTCTCAGCCGCCGTGATGGCATTGGTGGTCGTCGTGTTTTCCGTCAGCTCGATCACTGGCATGGTCGCAATCACCCGCCATTCGGTGGCGTCCGCATGGAGCACGACACCGGCATACTGCACCGCCAGCGTCAGCGAGGACTGCCCGTCGATGGTCTGGCTGCCGTAAGGGTCAACCGTGACGGCATTGGTGCTGCTGTCGCTCTTTTTGATCACCAGGTAAGGGTAGGCCTTCGTGCTCACCGGGGGCAGCGAGATCGTGAAAGCCGCCGACGTGGCGTTCGCGAGGAGCGTGTGGTCCTCGCGTTGGGCCGTGTAAGCGCTCATCACTGTCTTCGCCGAGGCCGCGTAGGAGATGCCCTGGCGGGTCTGGGTGATGTTGGCAACCTGCCCGGAGGCGGGGACATGGGAAAACCACAGCAGGGCCGTGGTGAGGAGGAGTGCGATGTGTTTCATGGTCGTTTTTGGGTGTTAGGGGTTCTTTGAAAAAAAGGGTGGCAGGTCGGAAAAGTGTCAAGCGCCGGCGTCACGGTTCAGAACCGCCCTTGGCGCGGTAATTGGAGGAGTGCGCCAGCCGGCCCTCGATGGTGGAAAGTTCGCGTCGCATGCTCGACATCTCGGTCTTGATCTCGGTAATCTGCGAGATGAGCACTGCATGAATTTCCACCTTGGTCCCCAGATCCTGCACAGTCTTGTTGAGTGCCCGAACCTCGCCGTTCATCGCCTGCATGGCCGATGGCATCGGCATGAGGCTATTGACCCACCCATAGGCTATGGCCGCCCCCAGCACGAGCTGCCAGGGCGTCAGTCCAAAGGCTTTGAGGTTGCGGAGAATTTCACTCATAATTCTGTCACTCGAAGGTTTGGGCGAGGAGGCTCATGGTTTGGTTTTAGGGTGTCCAGACCCCGGCGATGATGTTGGCGACTTCGCCTCCTGGGGCGTAATCGGCTGGAGTCGAGTAAATGGAGAATTGAGAGATCAGGTTGCCTGGATTGCCACCCGACAGGATCGGCGTCACATTCGGCATGTTGCAATACTCCAAGGTTAGATTCCCGCCGTCGCCTGTGGGGCCGGAATTGCCCGGATTTCCAGTGGATTCCGCGCCCGATCCTGGATCGCCGCCAGCTCCACCATATCCGCCAGACATCACGATGTTTAATGTCCCGGCGCTTGAGCACCGGACCATGTGCAGCTCGCCTCCGAAGCCGCCCGCGCCTCCCTCGCCTCCGTCTGAGCCGAAATCCTCCACCACATCTCCTGGCCCACCAGTCCCTCCATTGCCGCCCGTAAAGGTGATGTGACCATTAAATTCCACACCGGTCATCTTGGTTGGACCTGAGTAACCGCCAGTGCCTCCCGGCGCTCCGGGATTGCTTGGGGTGCTGGAGGTAGAGTGTGAGCCGGTCATGCCAGACCTGACAAGTGTCCCACTCAGGTAAAGACTGGAGATCAACAAATAGGCTCCCGTCGTGTCCGACGGAGAAGTCGTTGTAATACTTGCCACGCTGACGAGCGCCGCACCGTTGCCCGAAATTTGCACAGTGCGGCTACTCCCTGCCGCCAGCGTGATAGCTCCTACCAATGAGCGATCACGTCCTACACCCAAGAGGACTACATGCTGCGTGGCATCCGCCAAGGACAGCGCACCTACACTGCCATTCACATGAAACACCCTCGCACCATCATCGTAAGCTGCTTGGATGGTTTCATACGGGGCCGCCGGAGAGCCCACCTCGCCCGTGAGGTCGTCGCCTGCCGTGGCATCCACCCATGATTGCAGAGTAAGATCAATAGTCGATCCTCCAGCGCTCGCCAGCGCCGCCGCCAGCGCCGCGTTGTCGGTGGGAGCGCCGCCGAGAGTCCCAAAAGTCGAAGGTGTAGATCCGGCAGGCATGGCGTTAGAAGGTTTTGCAGGTGAAGGTTTTCCCGGTGGTGGCGCACAGCACACTCATGCGGCCTGGAGGCACCGCCCCACCAGGCCCAGGCAGGTAATAGCTGCCACCCGCAGGCACCGGCACCCCATTGGCTGCCGTCGCGTCGGTGTCCCAGTCGAGATACATCGCCGTGTCCGACTTGTTGTAGAACTCGAACCCGTGCTTAGGCTGCTGGTCGGCGGTGTAAACATCCTGGGCGGTGCCTCCAGCGGAGATGCTGCCAGAGCGGTTCGTGGCGGGGACGTGGGTGATGGTCAGCATATCAGTATCCTCGTTTGGTTCGAATTTTAGCCCGCTGGGAATGCCCGCGGTTGTTGCTGCGGGCGGCCAGTTGGCCGACACCGTGCTGGTAATTCTGGAGCGCGATGGACTGGTCGGCCGAGCCGATCCAGAGCGCCGTGCCGATCATGCCGCGCTCACACAT